CTGTTGTATTATTAGTTACATTTTCAGATAAAATCCCAATTTGGTTTGTATTTTCTGTCGCCTTAACTAGTGCGGTTTCTGCTTTCGCACCTGCTGCAATAACCCCGTTAATATTTACTCCTTCAAATTTCTTACCTGCTTCAATTGCTTTTTGAATAACTGGAAATTCATTTGTAGATTTCATTGCTTCATCAGACATTATCGATTCATCAACAGCAAAAACAAATTTGCATGTTTCAATTACTTTATTATCAGGGAAGGTTAACCTTAATTGCGCAACTACGTTTCCGTAGGCAATAAGTGTTTGTGTGCTTAATACTACATAATACTTACCTTGCATTTGATTTACATTCTGTACATCTTGGAACACTCTCTTACCATCAGGCTTTAAAAATGCAATTTGTACCTTTGTGGCTGTTGAGAAATCTGTAACTACTTTGTCGTGAGTTACATTGATTAATAGCTTGGCAGAGTTTAAATCATTCTGATAAAACCGCATTGCCTTTAGTTCTTCTTCTTTTGTGGCGGAATCTTTATATTGCATTGTATCAATTGTTATTTCTCTTACTTTTAATAGTTCTGCCAAATAGATCACTCCTTTTGTAAATTAAAAAAAGACCAACTTATGGTTGCTCTGGTTTCTTATTTATTAGTTGTTGTAGTAATTCTTCTAACTTTGAAATTCTATCTTCTTGACTAATCAATTTCTCCTTAAGTTGTTCAATTTCTTCTTGTTGTTCATCTTGTTCAAGTTTGATTTTTTGAGTAGCATCTACATGTAGTGATACAAGTGTGTACAGGTTTATTCCATCCCCATTGTCAGAATGGAAAGTTGCATCAGTATCTTCTAAAATCAACCCATATTGCATAGGAATATCTTTTGTGGTGAATAATTGACTTGTTCCTACTGAGCCCTCTCGCATCTTGTAGAGCTTTTCTACATCACTCTTGAAGTTATACTGTTGAACTTTTACATTCATGATTTTGTCTAGTGAATTTAATTCTAAATCTCGGATGTTAGACTTAATAGTTCGACTACTACGATTTGTCAATGAAGTGTATGACACGTCAGCACATTCTAAATCGGCATACCCTGCACCACCAGTCTGTACAAGTTGGAATTTCCCTTGATAGCCCTTATCGTGAGAGGAGCGTAATATAGCATATGCCATTCTCAATTCTGCATTGTGGTTATCGTCACTTAGAAGTATCTGGTTTCCACTGGTCTTAGTTATATTTTCGAAAGCAAATGTACCATTGTTGTTACTGTAGAATTGCGTGTTACTAGACCTGACTACGACTTGATTCCCTGCGGTAACATTGAAATTTAGAGAAGGTTCTACAAAGATTGACTTGGCAATTCCAACTGTATCAGTCTTTAACCAAATGTGACCTTGTTGAGAAGCCAAGATGTTAATATTGTCGTTAGCATCTAATGAGATAGCTCCATTGTGAGCAAAATTAATCTTACCTGCATAGGTAAATTGATTAGACGTAGGATTGTAGTATTGTACAATTCCTAAAGTTGAACTAGAGAATTCAGAATCATCTGTACCATCAGGTTTAAGAGGCGTGTTATGGTACCAAACAGAAGCACCTTCAATACCTCCACTCTGAGAACGGCCTAAAACTATAGCAGGAATGATAGCGTTGTTAGTAGAGTTGTTGAAAAACTTCATTTCCAATCGAGATATCTTCTTATCGTATAACTCGATAAACTGCTTGTTGAGTTGAACAAATCGGTCTTCATTCGACGGAGCAGTCTTAATAGTAACACCTACAAGTTCTTGCGCTTTAAGGTGTTTCGCTTCAATATAACCGTCAAGCATAATCTTTTGAGCTTGAATCAATACAGATTGGGCTGTTTGGTTGATTGTGGAAGAAATTTCGTTATTTTTAACTCGTAAGTTAATCTCATCACTCATTACAGATAACTGAGCAGTATGAGAATCTACAATCGCTTTACTTCCATAGCGGCCGTCAGAATCTAATTTATTGTAAACATCATTTTTCTCTGCCTTTAAATTAATGCGGTCAGATTGCTGATTTATGCTTGTTTCAAGAGTGGATACCTTAGAGTCAAATTCAGAAGTAGCCACTTTTTTTGCAATCTCTCCAACAAGTTGGTCGTAGTTAGCATAATCTTTAGGGTTTTCCATGAAACTTGAAGGATTCTCACCTTGTTGAAATTGTGGTTGAGAAGCCCAAATAAGTCCGTTTTTATTTATTCCTATACAAGTTTCAGCATGAGTAACAGCACTTGAAGGTACATCAGCAGTAACGGAAATAAATGTCCATACGCCATCAGTTAACTCCTCTTTTAAAGCTACATTTGTAGTTGAAACTACATTTAACCCATTCCGAAACTTAATTTCCAAATATCCATCTCGGTCTAAGTTATCTTTACTATTCGTAAATATCCATGCAGATAACACTACTTTTCCTGAGTTAGATGTAACAGGAGTCATTTGACTTATACCCGTCAAAACGTTACCTGTTAACCCTGTAGCTTGAATCTGAACAGAATTATAACCATCATGTCTTTTGGTTGTTGTAGGTGTAACCGCTGTTCCTGTAGTAGCTGTTACGCTCCACTTACTAAGACTTGGAGTTCTGGAAATAATCACACCAGAACTTGGGTTAATTTCTCTATCTTCAAATGCAGAATTGAATAGAATATTTGTACTACCTAAACCGCCTAAATAGTCTTGCATTTGTTTTTCAGAGATTTTCGACTTCATGGATTCATTAGTAAGTTCAAGTTCCCTTTTAACTTCCTCGACATCCGGAACGACAACATCCCATGTTGTACCTGTCCATATTTTCAAAACACCAGGCTTACCACCACTAATGTCACGCCATAGCGTTTTATTTGGTTTAAGACCCGCGATAGGAGGAGAAACACTTTCTATAATATCGACCATGTTTTGATCCATATAATCTTTTGTAGCAGTAGCTAAATCTTTAGCTGTTTTCGATTCTTCAACAGCTTCATTCGCCTTTTTAGCTGTATCATTTGCTTTTTCTTCTAATGCAGCAAACCATTCTTTCGATACTTTATCATTAATCATGGAAAGCATCTTTTGATACAGTTTTCGCAACGCTTCATCTTGGTTGACTATTTCTACATAGTTTCCGAATGTGTGCTTGTTTTGATGCTTATCCTTGTAGGAATTGTCTCCTGCAATAGCTCTTGCTTCTAGGTAAAGAGTCGGTGTCATACCTTCGTCGATAATACGGATTGTGTCGCCTTCTCTAACATCCTCATGCTCATATCCAAATACGCTAGAGATGTCAACGGAATTCACTTCGTAAGTTACGATTGTAGAAACGCGCTTTTTCAGCTCCGTTTTGGCTAATGTTAACAATCGGGCCGGAGTAAGTTCATCTTTTTCAGATTCCGGTGTATAAAATCCAAATTGGTGCTTCCCGTTCACATTCCAACGTTGAAATGCTGCTTCATCAACAATATATTGAACTCCGTTATTAACTGATTCGATAGTAATTAACTTGTCGTTTCCATCTGCATCTTGTCCTATATAATACGGGACTAATGCCGTAATAATGTTCTCTGAATTCTCTATGCGCTTGATTCCTACTAAATCCTTACCAAGCGTAACCTCTTTATTTGTTTCTCTACCACGCTTCTTAACAAGGTCGATGAATCTTCTTGGTTTTCCTGTTCCAATTTCGATTCTGTATTGGATCTCGATGTTGTCGAAGAGAGTTGCGATTTGCTGAATGAATTGTAAAGGGCTTATGAACTTTTCTATTTTAAAGGAACGCTTACCTTCCACTTCGATAAGACCGATTTCCCATCCAGTACCTGTGATGCCCAGTGTTAAATACTGTTCAGCACTCCAACTTTTAATCTCTTGCGGTTTTAAATAATTCTCTTTATCAAGTAAAATCCACTCACCTGATGCATAGATAGTAACATTATGAGCTTCAGAGTCTTTTTCGATAGAAGTGATTACGTAGGGAGTAATAACACCCGGGTTAGTTTCTTTTAATATCAAATTCTTTTGTTGGATATAATCTAGAAACGGAGAATCTTCTAATAGTTTGAAGTCCAGTATGTCGACGTTATCTTTGATTTCCCAGTGCCTTAGATCATCGAAATAATCCGCTGGCTGAATAGTAGCGATAATTTGCTTTGTTTTAAAATCTACAATGTGTAAATCTCCGCTTACCTTCTTCATTATTTGTACCTCTCCCTGCAAACAATTCGAGCTGTCCCTATGTTATATGGACGTACAATAATATCATTGCGCCCTCTTTTTACAATAGGGAATCTACTAAATATATCTTTTAATCCAATTGCATTTGTTCCATTTATTGTTACTAATGATCTCTCTGTATCTATCTGAACTTTATCCCCTACATCAAAAATATAAGGTGTTTCGTCAAGCGTTAAAGTATTAATCTTCCAAAACTTCACATCTTCAATAAACGCTATATCAGCAGGCGGGTGAGGGCCATAAGCGATACATCCTACAGCTACCTTCGCGACTGGTCTAGAAGTCATAGGGTTGCTATCGGACTCGTCTCTCCAGGTGCGGACAAAACTAGCATCATCTATTTCGGTATTTTTGCGATACTTAGCAAAATAGAAACTCCACTCTTTACCTCTACGTGCTACTGAAACATGACCTCTGAAATTATTAAATGTATCAGAATACATGCCCATTTCATCAGCAATCCACTTTCTCGAACCACCTGAATCAATAATTGCTTGTCCAGTTGTCATTTCATGACTCATGTATTCATCAGCCATCGCTAATTCAACTATTACATTGTCGTTAGCATCTAAAAGCATTACCACTGTTTTCCCCATCCTGCTCCAATGACCTGACTGAAAATACATTTGCACATCAAGTCTAAAGTCTTGAATAACACCACCAGTATTAGGAATAGTTCTCTTCATAAAGGGACCATGCCACTCAGTAGCAGTTCCTGTTCCGTATGATTCAGGTGTAAAAGCATATCCTTGCCATACCTTCATTGCTCCTGAACTTTTATAGATCCCTATTTGACCCGTTACAGCCGTCCAAGGAGTTAAACTATTCATTTCATCCCATATTAGGCGCTCATTTTGTTTTACCACACGGGTTTTAACTCCAGTAGGATAACCGAGCCTAAAATATTCGTCATCATTCCATACATCCAAGAACGGGCTAGGATTTGTGACTTCAATATCAATAATAGGATTTGTTTCTACTGTCCCCTTATTTTCAAAGGACGCTTTTAATTCCTGATTCTGCACCAGCATAACTTCTGTTTTAACAGCCCCTAATTTATAAGGCATAGGGCAGACAAATGTAATCTTTCCTTTTCCTCTGAAAATCAATTCATCTATATCTGCTTCACCATCAATTACGGCCATGTACGTGCGATCTGGTTCATCATCAAAAATCAATTCGCAAGGTTGATCTGTCACAAGCCAATCAGCTAAATCTTCTTTCTTCTTTTGCATTTCACTTTGACTACCCGCCCTAATAATGACAGGAACTTCTATTGTTCTTACATTTGTATTTGTTTGTAGGAGATACCCTCCTGCTTTAGAAGGAACCTTTAAGATATCTCTCTCAACAGGAGACCATGCAGGTCGGTTAAATCCCATTAAGATAAAAATGTAGTCTTTACGTATCCCGTTAAATGAAAAACTACCTGATGGCATTTGACTACCTCCTTCCGATATTTTATCTATAAAAAACGCCCCCTTAGTTAAAAGGAAGGCGTTACAGTTGGTTTAAATTGTGCTAGACGTTGCTTTCGTCTGTTATTTGTAGTTTCTACAGGTTGTGCTAATACTTCTCCAACAACCTTTTTATCCATTACGATGTACGTGTTATTTTGATTGCTCTGATTATTATCTTGAGGCGTTGTTTTAACTTGTCTCTCTTGTTTAGGTGCTATATAAGCAGCCTGCTGTGCTGTAGGATTAACGTTAATCATATCGTTCACAAATCTCTTAGAACTTGAAAATGCGGAATTCAGAGCTGCGTTATCAATACCACCACCGACGATATCCCCCATAACGATATCATCCGTCAGTGACGAGAATCCATCTAATACAGATTCGGCTAATGTACGTGCTTTTTTTACTGCATATTTAGTCATACCAACAACACCATTAGCAAGTCCTTCAGTGACAAATTCGCCCATTGCATAAGTTACGCGAGACGGGGAATGAATGTCAAAGAAGTCAGCGATTCCCTCTTTGATACTACTTGCTACACGTTTTACAGCTGATACAGCTTTCCCGACCATTCCGGAAATACCATTAATCAGACCTTGGATGATGTCTTTACCGATGTCTTTAAGCATTGTACCTGCGTTACTGAAGCATTTAAGGATAGCTCCAATAACTTCAGTGATAATCGTAGAAGATAAACGACCTACAGTCTTCACGATACCATTAATTAAAGCGATAAGTAACTTAACACCTGTCTCTAGGATTTGTGGCAAGTTAGCTACAATCACTTTAATGAACTCCCATGTTAATTCCCATGCTTTCTTTAGAAGACCAGGAAGAGCTCGTATGATACCTCTAATGATAGACTCTACTATTTGAATCCCTTTTTCTAGGATCGTAGGGAAATTATCCACTAATCCTTTTGCTAATTGGATAATCATTTTAAGCCCAGCGTCTAGCAATTTAGGAAGGACTTTAACGATACCGTCAATAAGTTTCATAAGAATATCAATACCGGTCTGCAGAATTCGCGGTAAGTGCTTAATGATTGAATCTAGAAACTTATTCATCATGTCATAGCCCATTTGCACCCATTGAGGGAACCTTTGCACTATACCATTAATCAATTCAGTTAAAATCTTAATCCCTGCTTCTATGATTTTAGGTAACATATTATTGATACCTGTTAGAAGCATTTCAATGATTTTAAGAGCCATTTCTAAAATTTTAGGTAGATTGTCCGCTACCCCTTTGCAGATACTCATAATCATGTCTAAACCTGCATTAATTAATGACGGGGCCATTGCAATAACTGCATTCATTAGAGCGTTTGTAGCATTAACAATTACGTCTATAGCCATTTGTATGAGTATAGGAAGTGCCGTGACTAATCCATCTACTAACTTAGAAATTATATCAATACCTATCTGCAATATTGTAGGAAGCATTCCAACTATTGTTTCTGCAAACTTTAGCAAGATACTGCCTGCAGTTGCTAAGAAGTTAGGAAACATTGTGTTGATACCGTTCACGATTGTAGGTAGAAAATGAGATGCTGTAATTAGTAATGCAGGTAACCCACCAAGTAGCATTCCTATCAGTGTAGGCATAATTGTCATAAAGATTTGCCCGAGTTGAGATGCATCTCCGCCTAAAGCCAATCTAACAGCCTCTACTAAACTAGAAATGCCCATTTTAATCTGCTCTATTGCAGTTCCTAATATAATGGCTAAGTTTTGGAATCCTCCACCCATAGAAGCTAACCAGCCATTCATGATGTTCCCTGTAGCAACTACTTCAAATAAGTATCTCCCAAGATTCATGAAGTTTTGACCGAACGCACTGATTGAAGGGAACATCCCTACCATACTTTCTCTCATGCTGATAAGTGAGTCTGCCCATATAAGAGCCACACCTCTCATACCTGCTGGCAAATGAGATAGCCAATCATTGAAACGATCTCCATCCACAGTAGCCCAAAAAAGGAATTTTCCCAACGACATAATATTTTCCCCAAATGCCCTAATATCGGCGAATGACGCAACGATACGCTCTCTCATATTTGCAATCGATTCACCAATACGTTGCGCTGCAGCTTGGAATGGTTCTGGTAAGTGTGTAATCCAGTCGTTTAAATAGTCACCATCTACTGCCGTCCAAAATAAATACTTCCCTAGTGATGCAACTGTTTCGCCAAACTGCCTTATAACCACCATTGAACTGATTAGCTTTTCTCTAATCATCGCTACAGATTCACCAAGTCTTAAAGCAGTGTCTTGGAATCCCTCTGGTAAGTGAGTTATCCAATCGTTCAAGTAATCGCCATCTAACGCTGTGTAGTAAAGATATTTACCCAAACTAGCCATATTTGAGCCGAACTCTAAAGATTTCTTACCTGCTGTAGCAAATCCCGTTTGTAGGGCTTTTATGCTATTTTGAACCATATCAGATTTGTAAGCACTTTGGATTAATTCAGAGGTGTTTTTCACAAGAGCGCTTCCGAAATCTTTAATACTTTTAATGGTTCCGTCTACAAATCCCTTGAATTTTTCGTTCGTTTTGTAAAAGTGGGTGAATCCTACCGTTAATCCTGCTATAGCTGCTGCTAATATCCATACAGGAGTCGACATTGTAGCAAACGCAGTCACGACTGGCATTATAATAGGCCGTAAAGCGAATAGAATTGCTCTTAATCCTCGGAAGTAACCGACACCAAGACCTAGCGGTAACATGAGGGCCATTAACGCAGGGACTAACATAATGGTACCCTGAATGAATCGTGCGAGTGCTGGATGAGCTTCATTAAACGCTATAGTCATTTCTGCAAGTTTCGTAACGAAGTTGAATATAGGAATCGCAACAGCGGCAAAAGCTTGTCTCATTGGCTCTAAGGCTTTCGTAAGTTTTTCAATCATTTCGTTATAAGCTTCAGCATATTTAGGGTTCATTTCCATGTTAGCTTTGTGTAAAGCTCCATACATGAATAGAGCAGACATCCCGACACCAATCGCAACGAAAGGCATCCCCATCATCACTGTATTAAGTCTCATAGCTTCATCCGTTAGGGTTTTCATGCTCGCTTGCGGTCCGTGCAATTCCAGAGCGATTTGAGCAGCAGAACCACTTCGTGCCACTCTATCCAAGCTATCTACCAAAGCCAGGGCGGGACGAGCAGTGTTATATAATGGATTTTTCATCTGGTCTAAGTTTTTAGTCGTCTTAGAAGCAGCGGAAGACATTGCATTCATAGCTCCGATAGTCTGGAGCATACCCATCATTGCTAAACGATTGGCGTTAATTTGCGCATCTTGTGAGGCTTTCATTGCCTTCCCTATATCGTTAGCTTGATTTATGAAATCTTGGTTTGTTCCCTGGAAGTCCTTAGATGCTTGAGCCATCTTATAGAATCCGTAAGTTGCTTTGATTTGATCTTCTTTAAATGGAATCATAGCCATTTTTTGAGCGTGAAAACCCTCCATCATCTCGAACATCATACCTCTAGCTTCAGCGGACATATATCGGAATGACCCACCCATATCACTCATAAGCCCGCCTATCTCATTGCCATAAGCACGGCGATATTGCCTAGCATAATACTCTGAGTCTCCTACCATTCCTTGCATTCCTCGACCCATTTCGTTACGCATTCCCTGAGCTGCTCGTCCCATGTTATTTCCGATGCGACCTAATTCAGCATTAACGCGTTGCACATCCCTACGGATGTTACCTGATTCTAATCGGGTTTCTATATCAACACGTCCGTCAGCCATTTGAAGTCACCTGCCTTTTTTGCGCCTCTACTCTTTTTAGGTACGCCTTATACTCCATTTCTTCTCTAATGACTTTTGCTTCCGGCAGTTCGTACCGCTCTTTCATTTTTTTGATTCGCTTTCGTTCTTCAGCGTTATGTTTATCTTTCTTAGGTATTTCGCAAGTCCGATAGTGTATCGCAGTACGCATTGGTGTCTTTTCAGACAGGTTATTAAATAAAGCTAAAAACTCTCCCCATTGCAATATCCCTTGTTGTTCAAATAAATTGATATTGTAGTCATACAAAAAAGACGCAAATATCATCTCTGCGTCCAATGTAAAGTTAACAACAGGTATTTCCGGAGCTTCTTCATTTAACGGATTATCTAGGTTTTCCGTCATCTCTCCGACTTTCTTATCTGCCATCAAATCAATATTCAATTTATCTTTAAACACATCGACGAGAAGTTTTTCCTTTTGTGATGGATTTAATTGCGCTAAAAGTGCATGATCAACAATAATCATGTTCAACGCAATGCTAGGTTTCATCCGATCTGGTATATTGACATCGTCAAAAAGCTCCATCATTTTTAAAACATTATCGAAGGACAGGTTCAACTCTATTGCTACTCCTGCCCATTCGTAAATGTCCCTGTTTCTATCGGTGAGTTTAAACATTACCGATCACCTTACTTTTTAAGGTTAGCTAAATATTTAGACTGTTCTTTTTCTGATTTCTTCAATGTTTCTTCTACATATAAATCATTTAGATACCAAACAAGAGATAATAGATTCTTAGCTGATCTACCCGCTTTTTCATATAATTCTTCGAACGTATCTTTACCTAAGAAAGTTTCAACAACATGCTTTGTAACTACTTTTTGCTTCTCCATAAGTTCTTCAATTTCTTCGTCAGAAGCATCTTTATAGTTTTCTACAAGCGTCTGTAATTCTTCCGATTCTTCTTTGAATCTTTTAATTTCTTTTTGGTATTTAACTAAAGCATCATCATTAAACTCAACGCGGTATACCTTGCCAGCAACATCTACATCTTTATAAGTTTGTTCGAAATTAAATTGAAATACATTTGACATCTATTTCCACTCTCCATTTTTTATAGTTTTATATTTTATTCAAAGAAAAAAGAGCCGCATTAACGACTCATTGTTTTTACAACGTTGGTGTTGCTTTAGTGAATGTTGGGATACCATCAAATGAAATCGTAAATTCAATTTCACCTTTCGCGTTTGCATCCCCACCTGGAGCCTTGATTTCTGATAAGGTTGCTCTACCTTCCCACTTGTCTCCGTTTGGCTCTATAACCTCAAAATCAACCTTACGTTCAGGACCAACTTTATTTAATTTACTGAAGATAAAGTCCTGCGCCGCATCCCCGTAGAAGCGGTGACCTCCAAATGAGTAAGCTAGCATGAATCCAGTAATATCACGTTCAGCAGCGCCACCACCGTCGTAGTAGTAGTTTTCATCCGATTCTTCGTTGTTATCAGGATCTACAGATGTAATACCTTTTGCGATAGGTTCCATTTTTTTCGTACCTGTAGTTGCTGTATTAATTTTAAATTTGTACCCATGGTTTAATAAAAATGCCATTCGGTTATCCTCCTTTTTGTAGTTCAGTTGTAAATAAAGCGGTATATATTTGTTCGTTTGCCTCTGTTTTATCGACCCAATTAGGCTCCACATACTTTTCCATCGTAATGAGATTATAAGAAGTATCAACACTGTGAAACCTGCGCATATGGAGGTTATGAAGCTCGTCCGCAATAGATTCAATACTAGACATCGCTTCTAAACCGTCAGGACTCTTAACGAGTATTTGAAACTGCTTACGGATTGTTTCACCTTCGAAATACTGTTTACCAGGAGCAGATGGGATAATCCGTAAAGCTATACTCTTTCTTGGTTCATTGTTCGTTCCCACGTCTAACACATTTGCTTTGATAGGTGCGTAAACAATATTCGGAGGTAAAACTTTATTTAAATGCTTGATCACGCTTTCTACTAGCCATTTCATGTGACCACCTACAAATTATCTTTCATTGTTCGTTCTGTGATTCTTTTCCAATCGCCTAAATGAGCAGCCTTAGCTACTTCGAACCATGTTCCTTGAGCGTTAGGGTTCACATCTTTAGAAAAGTTATATTGCGAATTGTAGTACAAGCGCCTTGCATATGGTGTATCCCATCCGACATGTCCTTCACCAGGTCTGCTGTATCTGACTCCAGAACGCTTTAATTCCGTTGTATCCTCAGGAGCATAGAAATTGCTGTCCTTCAGTACTTGTTCATCCAATGCAAATTGCGCTTTTTCAGTAGCTCTCATAACATTTGACTCTATTTGTGCTGTATCAACCTGTACGTTAACCCTAATCATCGTAAGTACAATTCCGTATGGTGGGGCCTATTAGGATTTGTTGTATAAAGTGGTTCAACCTCTTTAATGAACATTTCCTTTCCGTTCCATACAATCTTAGACTTCTCTTTGAAAACCTGATTAGGAAAAGCCGAATTGATAGAGTCATGGAATAGAATGGACTGGAATGTCACACTATCACCCGTTGTAGCGTTATACACCTTCTCATTCGGTTGCACACGTACTCTTTCGATAATGATAGGTTCGGCATATGAAGCAGATCCACCGCCCCAAACGTCATCCTCTCCAATGTACTCGTGGTATTCAACGGTATGGATTAGCAGGTGCATTGGGATAGGGATAAGATTAATCATTGCGTTACCACCCCACTGTAAAGTAAACCTGTAGGCTCTAGGAACTTGATCGCCCCATGCGAGAAGCTAGGATCGATAGTCGTCCCGCCTTCAGATTTACCGCCTCTTAATAATCCATACCGAAACTTACCAACCTGCATAACAGGTGTTTCAACCATGACATTTGAAGAAGTCTCTCCATATAGTGCGATGAATTCAGTCTGAGCTGCAGTAGCTTTCATTACTTGTTTCTTAATGAATGGAGCTACTAAATCAAAATCAACACCTTCTAATTTGTAATGAATCATTTGATCAATTACATCAGAGGCTCTTTTAATCATCCGTTTCAGCATCACATCATCATCGATAGGAGTCCCTTCATATTCATTTCTGTAATAATCAACAGTTATATAAGGCATACTTTCACCTACTTCTTAGCAGTTGTTTTAGGTGCCTTCAAATCTGCAATTTCTTCCTCTAGCGATTCGATTTTATCAAGTGCTTGATTGTACTCTTGTACTGAAATGTTACGGCCACCCGTAGCACGCTTAATGATTTTACCTTCGTCATTAATTTGGTCGAAACCGTCATTCAGATAGCTAGGCAAGAAGTCTTTATCGATGTTTAATACTTTGTTTAAACGTTTTACTTTTACCGTGTTACTCATTTACACCATTCCTTTCTTATATAAAAGAAAAAGAGAAGCTATAAAAGCCTCTCTTACTCAGCAGTAATGTTGAATTTAACGCCATCTACTTTAGCGCCTAAAATAAATACATCCCAATATTTACGTTCGTAGTAGAAGTATTTACCACCAGTTGTAGCAGATGGTTGATCTAAGCTAACGAATTCGTATTGTTGTGGAGCTACCATAGCTAATGGGTGAATTAAAATCATATTGATTTGTTTTGCAGTCGCATCAGGTACAGCGCCGTTAGTAAAGTTGTAAGCTGTTTTCATACGTGTAGATGGTACAGGGATGATAGTTACATCATCTAAAGAATACACACCACGGTTAACAGCTTTTTCAGCAGTTCCGGCAACATCTAATTTACGTTGTAAATCTTTAGCAGCTTTTACAATCTTTTTGACAGTAGGTGTAATGTAAAGTAGACGTCCAGTTTGTGGAACTTCCGCTTCGTCCATTTCTAACATCATTTGATCGAATACTTCTAAGAAACTTTCAGGAGTAAGAACCGTTGTATCAGCTGTTTTACCTGCTCCAGTGTATTCCGCGTATAATTTAGAAGACATATACTTATCGTGTTCAGGAACTGCTTCCTCATCGTTGAATACACGAGTAATATTCGCAATTGTTACAGCCATATTTGTTTCATCAACATCAACCGGATCTACTAATGTACGGAATTCTCGGTCATGACCGAGAGTCTTAGGTTCGAAAGAATTATCAACACGACGAGTGTAGTTACCAGCTGCATCACGGTTAACGTCAGTGTATCCACCTACTTTAATGCGTGGAATCATGATTGTTTTTGGTCCTGTCCATTTGATAATTGAGTTATTCGGCGTGTTGTATAACGCAGCGAAAGATAAACCTTGAGAAAACTTTTGAACTAATACTTCTTGATATTGCGTTGCGTAATTTAATGTAGCCATTAATAAAATCGCTCCCTTGATATATTATTTTTGGTAAAACAAAAAGCCATCTACAAAGATGACTCGTTTAAAACCTATTGCTTTTTAACACCGAATGCAGCAGCCCACTTTTCTGATTCGGTCATTGTTGTTTGTTGATGTTGACCGTGTGAAAAAGTAGGTTTCGGTTTGCCGTTATCTGGCGGTGTTTGTTCCACTACACCTTTAAAGTGAGGAAACTCTTCAACTACCATTTCGATAGCTTTTGTAATATCTATATCATCGCTAACCTTCGTTTTCGCTAGAGTAATAACTGCGTTTAAGTTCTTTTCTTCTGTAATACCTGACTTAATCGCTGCATTTTCTGCTTGAAGATTGAACAACGCGCTTTCTTGCTCTTTCACTTGGTTCTGATAGCTAGTAAGCTGCTCTTGCTGCTTCTCCTGATCGGTTTTAAGTGTTTCTTGGTGCGCTTTCCAATCAGTAAGTGTCTGCGTCAATTGATCAACGTTTTCTACTCCTAATTGTTTTAAAAGCGTTGCTTCATGTTCTGCTTTCGCTACATCCAACTGTTCTTGTGTAAATGTCACAGGAGCAGGAGGCGTTACTTCTGGTGTTGTAACGTCAGGTGGAGTAACTGGATTTACTGGTGGTGTTACAATTGGGTCACCTCCTTCCGGCACAGGTGGTGTTAGATCATTAAAATACTGCATATTTGTTAAACGTAAACGGTATTTGCTTTTCATATTAATTAGCTCCTTTCGAAACTTCGCATTGTAAACGGTAGCCCTCTAATTCCCAAATCTTATTTGTAATTCGATCTTTGCATATTTCAGTACCGATATTCACATCATAATTGGCAGGGTCAACACATGCGCTTGACTCTGTTAAAATAAATCCGTTCGGTAATTTAGCAACAACAACCGTGCATTTACCGTGAAACTCTTCAACTGTGAAATGAGTTTTTTCTATAATTTCATTGATATCATCTTGTGTAATCGTATTTTTCAAACTGATCACTCCTTAATTACATACTTTTATAAGTTAAAAAGATTAATATTTGAACAATATGAATCGATTGATCTATTAGTAATCCAGATTTTAATGAATCTAATTTCTTATAGAACGATACAGGCTTTGCTTTCATGTAATCCGCAATAGCATGAACAATAAACATCCAAGCTATATCGAAATAAGTAATGTTATAACCTAAAAAATGAGCCGCTATTAATACTGTACCTGTCCAAATCCCTGCGTGCGTGGCTAGTACAATATGATTCTTACCCTTCATATTCGCTAAAAACTCACCTTGCAAAGGATAATCCGCTAGCAAATGAGCGAATAATAGTATGAGGAAGTTCACTCTTATCACCCCTAAGTCGTATATATTTTTTCTCTTTCAGGACGTCTTGTTCGACCCGTAGCTTTAATAAAGTCCCTCATATTAGCTTGACGCTGCGATACTTTTTGTTTTGCTAATTTAACTCCCTCTGTATCGCCAAGCTCTTCTAATAACATGACTTCGCACTTCGCCTTTTTGATGTCCCTTTCAAGAGAACGCTGCCTTTGACTTTCTTTATATACGCGGTCATTCTCAGCGTAATCTTGAGGCTCATTCCTTTTCGTCGACATGCCAGGTATATAAGGGAATTTAAGATGCCGACAATTGACCCCTAACAATCCAGCAGGATCTCCATAAGAAGTTGTGGACCACGCAGGATACTTTTTACTTTTACCACTCATAGAGAATATACGTCCCTGATACGGTGCACATTTCGGTCTAGCGCCCATATGACTGCTTGTTTCAACTAAATCAACACCGTAATCTTTCATGCGTTCATCCTGCATTTCGTTAGCGACGTTGTTACTGGTTGATCGGCATACCATATTTACGTAAGCTTCAGCACTCCATTTCTTTCCTGACTTATCAACAAAACCCGGAATACCTTTATCAGACCATTGTGTAATAGTCTGTCTAACGGCTTGCTGCTGCGTTATAGCGCCGGTAAGCATTTTTCCAACAGTTGTATTTAACACATCTAGATACATTTGTTGAGAGTGTTTTAACATCGTCGTATTGACGAGATTCAAGGTACTGAGCGCTTGATTTACGTATGCGTTCAGAATACCGATTAAAGCAACGTTAGTTGTAATTGGAGGCGCTACTTCTAATAAGCCTAATTTCATGGCTTGATTATAGATATCTTCATGATCAGCAATAGCAGCAGAACCAGCATCTTTAAGCATTTTCCTTACTTCTTCTACCGTTTTACCGCTATGCTTTGCAAGAGTATCTAATTGTTGTTTATTTAAGGTACCTAACTTATTTAGCTGTACCATGCGCCAATGTTGATACTCGTCGCCATTTTCAGCCGACAATAATAAGGGCATATCATGCTTTAGCATTCTAGCCATATTTAAAAGCAGCTCTTCTTCTATCGCGCTGTAAATATCTACTACGAACAAAGAAAGCTGCTGTGATTTTTCTGGAGGTAAAGCCATTTACTACTCACCTCCGTTATTTTGTTGTTGTGGATTCCCTTCTAAATTAAAGAAGTCAACATTCTCTGGCATAGCCATTTTATTCTCTTCTATAATCTGTTTTAGCAGTTGTTCTGCTTCTTCTTCGGAAATCCCATGAATCTTCATCAGAGCCTTTATTTTGCTTGTTAAACCGTTTGTAACAAGTAGAATCTGTTTGTTAATTTCAGCCGCCTGATCTTCTGCGATAGAGTCGTCAAACGTCACTGTGACTTCATAGTCTTCAGTAGTACTAAAAGTTCCATATAAAGCAGCGATATCAACAATAACGTCAACTAAGTCCCTGATACAATCTTCTAATATTGTTTCGTGAGATTGTTTGGTTTTGAATGTCTTAGAATTTTCACTAACTACTTCAGTAGCTGTTTTAACCCCTTGACCGTCAAAACTAAATGCACCAGTAGAGAATCCCGTTTGCATGGATAGGTAATTTAACAGAGCGTTAATAGCCGCTGTATGCTCTTCCACTCTCAATGTCACTGATATATCTTGTATTCGTTGGTCTCCCTCAAGTTTCATCGCCTCATACACTTCATCAGAACTATCAAAGTAACGATGTGACATACCAGAGATTGGATCTACAACATGTTTGATAGCAGAAGCAGGTACGATAATCCGCTTCTTACCTAACACGAATTCCCTTTGGAAACTGTCGAATGCGATATCAAGCGATTTAAGAACATCTAAAGAGTTCCCGTACATTGAAACTCCAAGTGGAGAATATAAATCTAGATTATTTGCCGTATTAGGCTTGAAGTATACGAATGTAGGGCGCGATAAGTTTTTGATTCTTACCTCATCTTCTAAGTCCTCGTATAATTCTTTTAATCCTGTTCTCACACCTAATTCACCTTTATTACGGCTTACATACAGTTCATTTTTAATTACATGTTGCGGACCTTCGCTTGTTCGTTCGATTAAATGCCATTCTAAAAGCGTATAATATTTACCTGCCTTCGTAGACTCGTTAATAAACACACCTTCAGTTACTTTATTGTTATCCCATGATACGGGGACAAAACAATCTGCAGTAACGAACGATAATTTAATCCCTTCGTTGTAATACACCTTAATCACCATACCACCGAGTGATAACATGTATTCAAGGTATCTCTGAAATTCCCTATAAAAATTATTTTCATCTAAAACGTTCTTGATATTATCGAACAATGTTCCGTCTGATATATTAATAGAACATTTCTCGTTAAAAATAAGAGAAGACATTTCTTGAGTGACCACTTTCGCCATGTTCAGCGATGCCATACGGCGCTGCTTCTGACCTTCAACCGTTTGGTATTTAAGGTCATGCCATTCACTGAAATGACCGCTATATATAGCCTTCCATACGTCTATCTGCTTGTATGATTCTTCATTAATGGTAATATTTCGATTGTCAGTGACTTTCTTAATACCGGAAATTAAGCCCATTTTGTAGAGCAGCTCCTTCCCTTTGTTGATTAACCATGTAAACACTATTTATCACCTACTTTACATAGTTGTTATAGAAGTAATTTCCTGCATAGCGTGCTTCATCCAAACTGTGGTTGTATGCGTCTATTGGAGAACCATTATCTTGCCGTACATACATACCGATTTCTTTTAAGAAATGATAATGATCGTATTCGTCGCACTCAACAATGTAAAACTGCTCATTCGTCATTAAGTTCTGAAGCCTTTCAATACCAACTTCCATTCCTTTAGCAGAGCTACTGACATCGTGTGCATTGTTATCTGCACCTGTCGTATTAATCCCTAATAAGTGAAGTTCTTCTCTCAATGACTTACACGCAGGGTCAACAAACACTTCTGTATAGCGCATTTGGAATCGTCTTACGCACCATTCGATAAATACTTTAATTTCTTTTGCGTATACAGACATTGCTTTTACTTGTCCTGTTTCTGCTCCACTATGATAGTAGTGAGCGACACGCATCAATCTGAATTTATCTTTGAAACGAGTTACTATATTACAAGCGCAACTTGTAGCGTCAGATTGACCACCATCAGCAGTGAAAAACATTTCGTAACGATCACCAAGCACCGCATGTTCAACGTTCCTATTCATATCAAACATGGAGTAGATAACACCCTGAGGCATTACACGCTTTCCGTACCAATCTCGTTCGAGTAAATACGGATTCTTAGAAAGTACATCATATATTTCTTGCTTGCGCTGTTCTGATAATATCGGATTATCATTAGGTGTCCAATGAGTCCAACGTGTGTTTTGCACATCAAATACTTCCGATATAACAGGATGGTTAGGAGCAGGAGGGTTTAAATCCGCTAAATGGTAACGGTCCTGCGCTGCAAAGGTACGACGGAAACATTCTTGAATCATGCCCATATTAAGAAGGTTAATCTCACAAAAGACTACACTTCCAAGCGACATACCTGTTATGGCGCCGACACTGTTACTTTTACCTCCACCTTTATAAAAGACTCGCTTAATTCCTTTTGGTGTGTGTACCTCAAGGTGTGAACCGAGTTCGTTATGCTTTATTTCTGCTAAATCCCCAAATATGTGAGCCAATCCAGTCCCATCGCCATCTATAAATAAACGCTGCGCTTGTTCCTGGTTATACGCTACGATTAAATGATTATCATCTCTAGTGTTCGCGATGTATCTTGCGTATCTAAAGTGACCAGCTGTGGTCTTTCCTGATCTAGGGAGTTCCTTCGTTAACTTCTAACGAATAATTAAAAGGTGCTCTAATTATCTGCAACTGTTTATCGCTGAATTTAATCTGAGGAATCGGAACCACCCCCCTCATCATTAACCGCATCTATTAATGCATCGAGTAGTGAAGTATCTTTTGTTTGACCTTTAAGTTTAGCAGCACGTATTTTAGCAAATTCAGTGTCTGCCTTAACTTTCTCGACCTGCACCTTTTGCATTTCTTGTTGCATTTTGTGACGTTCCTCTTCAATTTGCTTCTTAAAATTATCAGGAACTAAATCGAAGTACTGCGATAATTTATCAAGGGCTTTCATCTTGTCAGCAAGTTTAATAGTGACCCCATCACGTCCCTGTTTCACTTCAGTAATTATTGAGCCGTCTATCATATCGGACTCTGCTAAATCAACAAAGTTCATCATACGTGTTTCCGTAATAAACTCTGTCACTTCATTTCCGTCTTCATCTATTGATGTTTTTTCTAATGGTTCTAATTCAACTTCCCTTTGCCCAAAAGTCACATAGTTAGTAATATCAGCAAAGGCGATCTTAATGTACTCTTTCAGCACATCCATCGCTTCTACAAATACATTTTCAACTAGCTCACCCTTTAGCTCTTTTATATAGGAAGAAACTCGTTCGCGTCTTAACAATCGACTTGCCTGTACATGAGCGCCATCTTTGGAATATCCAGCCTTCAGTGCAGCTTGCGTACCATTGAAGTATTTCACGAAATATAAACAAAAGAGCCGTTCCTTTTCGGTCAGCTCTTTATCTTCTAAAATCTCTTTTAGTTTTTCTTTTGTTTTAGGATTTTTAACATTAGTAACGCTCCTTTTCGCAATAGTAACGTTACCATTCATTTGCTCATCCCATTTATCTTGTGATTTCCACTTTCTGATTTGCGAAGGTTTGAGATTTAACTCAGCTGCAATATCAATTAATGGCTTCTCACCTTTACTTGCTTTGTATATTTCAAATGCTTTATCTCTGTCTGGGCTACGTTGTCGTGCCACGACCACCACCTCACGATATGCTCTTATATATAATTAAAAGGCAAACACCTTTAAGCGTCAGCCTTCTTTTCTTTCTTATCTTTATTAAAGAACTTCATTACTTTGAATGTTAATAACACTGGCCAAAAAGGACAGATGATAGCTACAAATAACAATGTCAAAAGAAACTGTATTGCAACCGTCGCTCTTTCTTCTTCCGTTTTTCCATCACTCTCTTTAACTAGCTTTCGCAATGGCCCGTATGCTCCCGTCGATACAAACACCATACCAATAGCTATATACAATAAGAAATAAAGCATTTTATCACTCCTTTATAAAATAAAAAAGCAGCGGATTCGCTACTTTAAAGTAAATGATTCAATCTTTTATTCGTTGTCTCTTTTTCTCCAGTAACAGCATGCACTAAGTCCATATGTTTTACTGTTCTTTTATGAGTTTGCGGTATACGTAGATACTTTCTGATTTCTTGTATTTTTTTAATTGTCTCAATGTCTATCTTTAATGAAGTTGACAGAAAGTGAGGGTTGTAGCCATTATCCAAATACGAGATGATATCATAAAAGATTGCTTTTCCACCTACAATATTTATTAAATCTCTTCTTAATTTTTCTCTTATTTTAGCTTCATCCTGTTGTCTCTCTACTAACTTAACCTTTTCTTCTTTTTCATTTAACGCCTTAACTTCGCGAACTTCTTGTTGTATTGAATCTATTTTCTTATACGCTTCGCTATTTTCCCTTAAATAACTATTATATAAGTCAGGGAATTCTTCTTGAACTTCTTTATTACATATTGGCTTATGTTTAAATATTAATTCCATCTCAAGTAGCGAACGCTTTATAGAGCTTTCTTCCAAAATATAAGCCACTTCATCAAAGAACATGGCAAATGCTTGTGTATTTGTGTGCCCACCAAAATGATCTTTAACACGATTCTTTAAGTCTACAGCTTTCCCTACGTATATAATTCGTTTATTTTTATCTCTAATTAAGTAGTTTCCTGATTTCCTTATACCAACCACTCTACAAAATAATTTAAGATTCATGAATTCAAGCTCTTCCATACCTTTCCCCTCCTACATAATCCCCTTTTCTTTTGCTCTCTCATAAAGAACTGTACGACTCACACCAGTAACTTCACATATCTTCTTCACTGTGTAGCCATTCTCTTCACGATTAGCAAGTAGCTCTAAAGCATGCTCCATTTTAGGATTTTTATCACCATATTTTTTAGGTCTTCCTTTATATACACCACGTTGTTTAGCAAGGTCTATCCCTTCTCGTTGGCGCATCTTAAGCAAATCCCTTTCCAACTGGTTAACACCAGCCATTACAGTGAGCAGGAAAGTACTGTATGGGTTATCACTTGTCGTATCAAGCCAAGTATCTTTTATTGATTTAATCGAAGCTCCTTTACCCTTAATAACTTCAATTAGTTCAAATAAATCTTTTGTACTACGACTGATACGTGTTAAATCGGTAACTACAATCGTGTCACCTTCTTTTAAATTATCAAGCATTAACTGTAGTTCTTCTCTGTTTGTTGTCGCTCCGCTTGTTTTCTCTTCATACACATGATCACATCCATAATCACTTAGCTGTTTCAATTGCCTAGCTAAATTTTGTTCTTGTGTAGAAACACGAGCATAACCAATTATCATAATATCTTCCCCTTTGTCCGTTAACGTGTTCGGAAATTAATTCTAACTACATAATAACATTTATTTTCCGTACATGTAAATAGGACGCTGAGAAATATGATTAATTCGTTCGCTCTTTTATGTCCGAATAGGGTAGAGCCATTCGGGACATTCGTTTATCTCTATTTTCGTTCGTTGTGTTCGTTTGTTTTGTTAGAATTACTTACCCAACAGATAGTCCACCCATTCAACTTGTTTCTTCAATTCCTCATCAGGCATATTCTCTAATCCTTTAAGAGTGTAATCTTCTCCAAACTCTTTTCTACCATCAATGACGAATTGAATCATTTCTTCTCTAGTCATGTTCTTATTACCCCTTATCTTTCCTTAACAACAAACAAGACGCCACCCAGATCACGGCAGCGCCTACTATAATTGATATTGGTTTAATCATTTTTCCAATGGCCCACAACCATTAATCCACTCTTCTAATTGTTTCTTCTCACCCAATGCAAGTGGGGCGCATTCTGCTTGATTACCATTTAACAATAAACCTACACTAGCAATTGCTTCTCCTAATTCTTCAAATGCTTTCTTACATCCTTCAGCAGCTTCCTTCAATCGTTTAAGCTTTACTTCTGCTTCATCAGTATCAACAGAAACTCCGATTTCTAATTTATTTCTAGGACTATTCACTTCTTCCATATGTCATCCTCCTATTCAGATTTACGTTTAATGTGTAATTTCTATATAACAAAGAAAAAAGCACCCGTTATGGATGCTATATATTCCTTAACACTTTTCTTCCTTCACCATGTACATATCTACCGACAATACATTCATCTTCAAGTCGCCCCATAATTTTAGCAGCTGCAACATACCCTATACGAAATTTACGTTGCAAATCAGTAACTTTTACTACTTTTAAGGTAACGATAAATTGTTTTGCTTCTTCATAATGCTCGCTTGCCACTTCATCACTTAATCGTGTCCACGACATATAATCACCATCTTTTTTAAATAATAGAAGCCGCCACAGTTAAGTGACGGCTCACGGCTTATAAAAATATTAAAGGGGATGGGAGAAATTCACGTTCGTACATAAGGGATATGTTTATGTGAATTCAAGGTCAAGATTACTCTCAACCTTCTCCAAGCCACCGCATCAACTGTTTTGGCTACACGCCCTGTGTTCGGTGACTGGGAGAAGACTAAGAATCTTCTCGTTTATACTCCATAGAGTCGGCTCAATGCTTCAGCTACTTAATGTCATTTTCACCTTTGCTGGCCAATTTTGCTTGATAACGTGATTATATCCAGAGGGAATATGTTTATTCCGTCCCCCTGTTTGAACCAACACATAGAACTAAGGGGGAAGTTCAGTTGTATTAGCTCAAACAAAGAGCGGAAGCTCCTTGCCTAACGAAAGATGTGAGTAATTCGTTAAAAGTGTAAATCATGTCGTCCAAATTGGTGAAGAAGATGCCTATTTTAATATTTGTTTTCTTTCAATAAACGTGATGTTCATTTAATCATAAATAAACCACCCCATTCCATTTCCAGAAACAAATAACAGAGAGTAATAGACACTTATATTCACTATCAACCCAGAGGACGCATTCTGGGCTGAATGATAAATATAATAGAAACAGTATGACGAATGCGAGTTATCTCACACCCGCCACACTGGAATATGTCTTAATTAGTTTTAAATCATTTAGCAATCCTTTTCTTCTTTAAAGGGAATCATACCACCCTTAACCACGGATTTTTACCGCCGACAGCCTGCACCTATACATTTTGTTGCAGTAACGTTTTGTTAATGAGGTTATTCCGTAACGGATTGTGATTATGGAATAAGTACGCTATCCCCTAGTTATGCTTTTTTCAAAGAGCAATTAACTGTAGGTATAGCGTACCGTTTATTCAATTGTTAAAAGGTACCCGATATGGTAACCCAAATAGTACCCCAAAAGTATCAATTTATATAATATTTATGGCATCAGCGAAATTATTTATAGCTGATTTCTTTTTTCTGTAGAATGTAGCCCTCTTAATTCCGATTACTGTGTAAATATAGTCATCATTTAGGCTTTTAGTGTTCATGTATTTCATTTCGAGTATTCTTCTTTCGTCTTCATCAAGCGCTTCTTCTAACGCTCGTTTTATTTGAATGTATCGAAGATATTTTACATCATTGCTACTATCCCTTAATTCAGGGAATAACAACTTCACCCCAAACGCCGATTTCTCTTGTAGATTATGAAATTTAACTTTAAGAACGCGGTAATCTTGTAAAGCCTTAATTACTTCCTCTAAAATTTCATCTCCAGTTACTAATTGTTTTTGTCCCAAACTAGAATCCCCCTATTTCTGAATTTATCTTTTTACATTCACATTAGGTACGTGAAATTTTACTATTTCATTGTTGAATAAGGGAACGATACTTACAATACAGCCCCCACCACACTGTGAAGCATTGTTCCACTATTCATTAAGCTGTTTTTTGCCCTACTGTTATTCCACTACTAAACCGCCACCCGTCATTTAAATGGTCCATTAACTCTTGATACGTAAATACATCGAATATCGTAACGCACTGATTATCTCCAAACCCTGGTTCTTTCCGAAACAACATATACTCTCGTGTACCCTCGTATCTTTTTATAACACTCACCCCTTATTCTCTAATCCAACCTTTTTGCTTGTCCTTTTTAACTACAACTAACTCCTGTTGGTATCTATGTTCAAACATCTTCTTAAAGTATGGAAAACGATCATTAGCATACCCTTTTACATCTATTACTTCCTGCGTTCCATCTTTATAAGTAACAAGGAAATCAGCTGTAAATTTCCAGTCTCTACGTTTCTTTCGCTTGCCCTCTCGTGTTGTAATATAAAACCCTTCAAGGAGCATGTACTGAGGTTGTAGCTCAATCTCGACAACCTCAGGATTACTCTTTAGGAATAGGTAATATTCCGCTTCTGTTTTACTATCAAACTCAATTCCTAGTGCTACTGTTTTTCTACTATTAATACGTCCTGCCTTCTTTTTACGTTTGAACAATTAGTTACACCATCTTTTATATTTAATATGTTGTCTTTTAAAATAAGCAGTACGCTTATACTTTTTTATCGTTCTTTCACATTTAATTACAAACTCTTTAATCTGATTCCACACCCTTAGGAACAACTCCTTAAATCGAGCCATTTCTGGGCTATCCATGATTTCCTGAACCATTACTCTCTGCTTGTCCTTATCCGGTTCATTAATTGCTGCTTCTATGCTCATTTTTAAATACTGCATTTTCTCTTCCATTCTTCTAACCTCACTTTCTACTCCATTTGTCCTTTGCACTCTTCAAGAAAATCAATAACTTCCTGAACATGCTCCCTCGTTGTCATACTCTCCATCACATGTCCTGCATCGTCATAAACATTAACCTTATCCCCTGTGAACTCCATTCCGCACATTCCGTCTGTACCTAATAGCTTTACGTTACCTTCCATTCTATTAACCTCACTTTCTATTCAAAGGATTATTTTGTTAAAAACCCCGAAGATATTTTCTTGTCAGTAAACTTTTTCTGATAATTTCATTTGCTAGGAAAATAAGGATTATTAGTTTCATACATCAAAATACTTATACATATTCATTACATACAAAATGTTAATTTTGTATGTTCCCTTATAAAATTAAACTTAAGAAAGGGTGATAATATAATGCTTAAGTTTTTTCTAACCTTAACTGCTAAAAACGATCAAACAATAACATGGAAGAAATACTATTATGAAATTGTTAAAGCTATGATCATTTATAAATGAATCGAATATATTTCCATGAGATTCAATCAAATTTTATTGAACAGATTTACAATCCTTACTGAATAAAACTCAATATTCCGTCAATACTGTAAACAACCCATTAAGTTACTTTCTCCTTGTTCCCCCTTGGAGAACCGAGCAGTTAGCTTTTGCTAGCTGCTCTTTTAATTTTTAGGAACTTCAAATTTCGCTTTCAATCGTTCATAAGTTATTTTTTCCTGTTCTTCTCGTTTTCTTTTATATTCCTCTTGTTGTTTTTGTTGTTCTAATCGTCTTTGATTCTCATACTCTTCAATTTCTTCATGAGATATTATTCCTTTTTCATGCAATGTTTTTCTTAACCAATCCTTTTTTAATATATAAGCTCTAGCGTTGCCTTTACTGTAAGCATGAATTTCACTGTGATCATCTTCGCGCCATTGCTCAACTACAAAGATTCCCTTATCCTTTGTGACAATCGTAATAGCTTCAGCAAATTGAGCCATGTGTGTAAAAGCTATTTCTTTTCCGATTAAATCTTCTTCTTTATCAATAAAGTACATTTAACATCTTCCTTTTCTACAAAATGAAATTTTTGTTCTATTTCTCTATCAGTAAATACGCTTTGCGTTCACCTTGTTCGTTCGTTTCAATCGCCCATAATGTTCTATGTGTCATATCTCCATCAGTTGATTCACCGTATTTCAATACAACATTTTTCCCGTCCAATTCAGATAATTTAAAAGTTGGTATGCTTGGAAACATACTCATCTCCATTTCTCAGCTCCCCTTTCTAATAAAATAGCGTTTTTATAAAAAACTTTGCACCCTTAAATCAGACAAGCATATATTATTGTATGGGGCACTCCAGTCCATACGTTCAAACCTTTTAGGCTAAAAGCACACTTATATGTGTGCTCTTTTTTATTTACTTTCAAATAAAGTTTTCGTTTTATTTCTCCCAAGGCGCTCTATTCATTTATTGTTGGTTTCGAAAAATACTTTTCACCTTTTAACTGGACAAGCATATGTTATTGTATGGAGAAACTCTCCACTCATAGAAATCTACCTTTCTTGTCCAAGAGCACAATATATATGTGCTCTTTTTTTATGTCTAAATAACGTTTTTGTCTTACTTACTGCCTTTACCAAAACACTTATATCCGATTTTACGCATTAATGAAATTTTATTATTAGCTACATACTTAAAGTTCTTATGACCCAATTTAACCATTTGTCCATTTCTTGTATGTCTCATCCGTTCCATTCCCCTCCAAAACAACGTTTTTGTATTAATTAATTCCTTGCAATGCTTGCATTAGCCCAAAAAACAGCTTCTTCGAGTTTTGTTAAAGCTAATGATTTCTCGCGACTATTCGGACATGATCCATCAATCAAATTTGCGAAATGTAAAGCTTCATTTCTAATATCTACAAACTTTTCTATTTGTCCCTCTTTTGGCGGATGATAAGTAAAATTCTTTTTAATTTGTTCTTTCATAATTTGTAGCTCCTTTTTCAAAATAAAGATTTTATTTAATTCCCATTCATCTTTTAGATTTCTTTGAATACATTAATATCATAAGAAATTCAATATGGTGCTCTGGTCCAGTTACCTTGAATTTCTTGCAGACCTTGAGAGAAGAATCCGTTTATAGCAAACGGGTTCTTTTATTTTTGGTCATACAATAAGAATTTTGTTTAAATTTCATTAACCGTTTTCCCCATTTTACATATAGTAATATCATCCAAGTGAATACCTAGATTGCTCTGGACCAGCTTCCTGGTGTTCCTGGTGCACCTGTTACGAAGAACTCGTTTATAACCAGCGGGTTCTTTTATTTATTCATCACAAAATAACTATTTTGTTTGGTTTTTTGACTGTTCAAATGCTTTTTTCTCACAATCTACACATGCTACAATGTCGCCACCTTCATCAAATTGATATATAGACTTTTCTTCAATATCCTTATTTAAAAAGCAAATATCACAATTAAATTGCTGTTTCTTATCCACTAATTCGTCATTGATTTTCTTAGTTAGTTTTACCGTTCCAATATCCTCGTAAGGCTGAGCAATATATCCTTTATCATGTAGAGCTTTAACTACTTCTTGCATATCCTTCCAAGCTTCTGTACCTTGACCGAATTTAATAGTAACTGTATTCATTTTTCATTCCCCTTTACGAATATTCTTTTCCACATTACACATACTATCTACAAGTCAACTTCCCATGACTACACTCTTTTAAAACGGAGCTTGTTCCTCCGGACTGTTTTGGATCGCGGCAGGTAACTTAGTCAATTACCTGCCATTTTCTATTCAAATAACGCTTTTGTTATAATTCTTCCTTAGGATATTTAATATAAGATGAGTCACCCTCAATCATTTCTTCAAAGATTTGGTCAATCCACTCTTGGAACACCGTTAAACCTGTTTCTCCATTACTGCTATGCTCATTTACGTGTTGAGCAAATCCTTCAGCAAATTTCCTTTTATATTTGACCTTAATCTCTTCATCATAATTATTTGGATTATCATTAAAAGCGACTACTAGCATATCAATCGGCAATTTAATCACCACATTATTACCGCTAACCTTTGCGTATTTCATTTTTCTCCCCTCATTTCTGTACAAAATTCAAATTTTGTCTTACTTTACTCCCGTTGATCCGAACCCGCCTTTTCCTCTCTCACTATCCGATAGCTCGTCCACCTCAACAAAATGAGCTGTTTCCACCGGTGCTATAACGCCCTGAGCAATACGCGTTCCTCTTTCGATAATATGAGCTTTCATATTCGTTCCTAAGTTACGTTCTGTATTATCTACAATGACTCCAACTTCACCCCTGAAACCACTGTCTACAGTTCCAAGAATCACTCTTAATTTAGTATTACGTGAAATCCCGCTACGTGGTCTCACCTGCAATTCGAATCCTGGTGGAATCTCAAAACACAATCCTGTAGGTACGACCTTTGTTTCGCCTGGCCAAATAATTGTGTCCTCTGCTGCTACAAGATCAAAACCTGAATCCCCTGGTTTAGCATACTTCGGCAATTCCACATCTTTCACTCGCTTAATCTTCACTTGTAAATCCATTCCGTTACGCCCCTTTTAGTAACTTGATAATTTTATTTTTGCGATCAACTAATTCTGATAGATTTCTTTCTGATTTTTGTTTCTCCAGGTTTAACATGTGGATATGTAACTTCGTGTTGCTAACATCGCTTTGAACACTTTCTAATTCTGATTCGAGTTGAATTCTCGTTTCTTTCTTCATGCAATCCCTCCTACAGTCCTAAATGCTCCATGATCTTGCCAATGTTCTCATCAAAACCCCTATATACATTTCCGCCTATAATGAAAGTTGGTAAAGTGTTAGATTCATAAACTTTAGTCAGCACTTGTCTATGCATTGGAACTTCATCAACATTTAACTCTTCCATCTCAACCTCAACCGGACAATTCCCTAACATTTCTTTTGCTCTCTTGCATTTACCGCAATTATCACCTGTATACATAACGATCTTAGTTGCCATTCTCTTCAGTCTCCTTCGCTTCTGCTAATAGTTGAGTTACTTCAAACGTGCCATGTTCTGTATATTTCATTGTTCTTCCTCCTTAGTAATAAACTGAGTCCTCTTTGTATAAATCAATGTATAAGGGTACTTTCGTCTCATGCGGATAATAATGGGTAACATCAAAACTCACGTTGTTATACTCTCGATGCCACTTGAATGTTTTGTCCAGCTCGTTTTGATCCATATCTTTGATAGGGAAATTCATGGAGTTTTTCCAAAGTTTATACCCCTGTAATTTCCCTAATTGTCTATTCCTTGTATATCTCATTCTCCCCATCCCTTTCCAATAGCCCCGCCAGTTCCTCGCAACTCCCTTCAAATAAGTCGCGCCCATCCGGTAGCTTGTATATGTGATTATCGATTAATTTGTTGATTAAAACGTCTTGCTCCATGTTGCCTCCTAGCTGATTTGTTTCTTTTTGTATTTCCTTGGTGGTTTTGTTGCTGCCTCGTACGGATCCATCTTCCTTTTTACCCTTTGATAAAACGCTTTACTATTAATTCCGTTCGCTTCTGCTAAAGGAATGTATCTCTCAAACCCCTTTGGCTTTGTCGCTGCTTCGTATGGTGTCATTCCTTCTTTTCGGCGGCGATAGTATGTCGAATCGCTTATCCCATTACTTCTGGCTAATTTCAGCATTTTCACATTCTTTTCTTTCCCTTCATAACTCGTACCAACTGGTGAAGTAATTGCGCGTTCCATCGTCCATCCATGACGTAATCTTTGGTCAAGCAACTTTTCACTCACTCCAATTGAAACAGCTTGTTTAATTTCCTCTTTGGATGGTTTTTGATAGTTTATTTTTCGATATACAGTCGCTGGGATTGTTGCTGCCTCTTCTGGTGTCCATTTCCGACGTTTCCCATATAGAATCCTCGATCTGAATGTTTTGTAATCAATTCCATTCTTCTTTGCTAACTCAACGTACTTTCGATACTTTCTTGCGAATTCGCCACTCAATGGTTCTGTAATTGCCTGCTCAACTGTTTTCTTTCCTTTTTTAATTCGTTGATTTACAGTCTGCCTACTAATACCATTCTGTTCCGCTATTTTATATTGCACTTCCGTTGGTTTCTCCTTACTTTCCATTCCTTGTCACCTTCTTTTTCCTTACCCTTGACGATATTTCTGCTGCTTCTTTTTTAGTCAATCTTGGGACTGTCGCAGCTTCAATTGGTTCCCAAAAAGATTCTTTAATACGTTGGCGAAATAACCGATATCCAATTCCGTTTTCCACCGCTATTGCTAGTTCTTTCTTGTACTTTTTCGTAAATGATTCATTCACAGGTCGTGTGATAGCTTTTAATATGTTCCAACCTCGTATAATCCTCTGATCTACGTTGCATTTGCTAATACCATTGTTCTTAGCAATTTCATATTGTTCCCAAGTTGGAACTGGAAGGTAATTATTCTCCATTTTCTCCCTCCTAATCTAGTGCTAAAAATTCAGCCCTTGTACGATTTGAATGTTTTATCTCAATCTTCTGAATACCCTTTCCATGTTCTTTTACCGCTTCATTCCACGCTTCACTTTCGGTATCAGTATCAAAGCAGTCCATCTTTTGCCTTTCGTCTTGGTCGAAGAAGTGAACCTCGTATGACGTTATGACGCTAGGCTTCGCTAGGAATTGCTCGGCCGTACTTTTTGCTTTGTAATCGAAAGTCCCCAATATGTCGTCAAAGCTTAGTTGACTTCTCATTGTTCAAACCTTCTTTCCAAGTTAACGAATTTTCCGTATTCCTTAATGAATGCCAATTCTACTGATCCAACCGGGCCATTCCTTTGCTTCCCTATAATGATTTCGATTGTGTTTTTATTTTCTGTTTCTCGGTCATAATAATCTTCACGGTAAAGGAACGCTATGACGTCTGCATCCTGCTCTATTTGCCCGCTCTCGCGTAAATCGGACATCATAGGCCTTTTGTCTTGGCGTTGTTCTACGCCACGGCTCAACTGAGATAGAGCAACCACACATACATTTAATTGACGAGCCATAGTTTTCAGTGTCCGGCTAATTTCCGCAATCTCTGCTTGTCTGTTTCCTTTATGTACCGGATTCCCTGTTATAAGCTGTAAGTAGTCGATAATCACCATGATTCGTCTACCTGGGAACTCATCACATAACTTTTTAACTTTTGACCAAATGAAATTCGTTGTAATTCCTGCATCATCAAAGATTCGGATATTTTTGTTGTTCATCATCCCCATTGCTATCGTCAGGTTTGTCCAATCTTCAGGAGTCAGATCACCATTTTTCATTCGATTCCCATCAATATTTCCGTTAATACTGACCATTCTTTTTAATAGTTCCTTTTGTCCCATTTCAAGAGAGAAAATTGCAACGACATCGCCATCCCCATGCTCTCCTGCTGCATTATTTCCTACGTTCAAACAGAATGCAGTCTTCCCTACAGACGGACGTGCCGCTACGATAATTAGTTCCTGCGGTTTGAATCCTGCCGTCATGCGGTTCAATTCAGTGAATCCTGTATCCATTCCAGCTAATCCTCTTATCGGATTCTCTAGGTCTTCGTACATTTCGACTAAACCATCTCTTATTCGCCCGTCACTATTCTTGTCTTCCCTACTTAAATTCAGTAGCGCTGCCATTTGAGTTTGAATAGCAAGTTCTGTATCATTCCCACTATGAACTGCCTGTTTTAACGCTTCTGTATTTCTAACAACCTCTCGATCTCGCCATTTGCTCCACACGATTTTTTCATAGTATTTAATATTAGAAGTACTTGGTGTCGTCTCAGATAATTGAGCAAGATAACTAATTCCACCAACATCCTCTATAAGCCCTTTTTCAGCCAATCTAGCAGTCATTGTTACGAAGTCTACTGGTTCGTTTCCGCTATCAATTTCAAGCATTGTACGGAAGATATGGACGTGCTGAGGACGATACATCTGCTCAGGTTGTAAATTAATATCTTTTATCTTGTCGGGATCTAAAATTAATCCCCCTAGAAGACCCTGCTCCGCTTGAATGCTATATAACCCCTCGTAATCTAAAGTGTGATTCACTGTCTTCCCCTCCGTTTAATCCCCAATATCTTCGCGATTTCTTTTAGATGCTTTTCCCGTTCCTCCGGCGGCGCCACGTCTTTGCTATTTTTATCCCATCGATTGAACATTGTTTTTGTCTCCGCTACAGTTGGTCCTGTATATTTAACTTCATGATCTTCTTTCAATAAGTCAGCCGGTTTAGGAGGAAATTGATTGTATTTCGCATAGTTAGAAAGATTTTTAATCATTTCCTCGTATTCTTGTTCTGATAGAATAGTAGTCCATAAGTCAATTTTCATTTGTGTTACTTCAAATATCGGATATAACGCACTAATTGCCTTTAATAATTCAAACGTTTGCTTCTTAATCAAGGTCAAAGTCCTCCTCTCTTAGCTCTTTCTTACTTTTAACAACTTTAGGTTGAGTTTTGGCTATCTCTTTCTTAATCTTCACTACCAATGCATCAAACTGTTTTCTTAACTTAGCTGGAGAAAGAATGTTAGTACTCCAGAAGTCATCCTTTTGTGTCCAGTTAATAAGGTATTTAATTGCTTCATCCGTTCTGTTGTCACGTTCCCTCATTAAACGGAAGTCATTAGCCCATTTTTCTAAGTTAGGTTCCTTTGCTGATGGATTGTTTAGTAACATTAATTCAAATAATAATTTCGCGTTCTCCATGTCGGAAGTTGAAAACTTGTGACAAGAAGGTTTTTTATTCTTTTCTTTATCTATTTCTTTATCTTCTTCTATATCTGTTGCGTGACTCTGCGTGACTGTCCCGTGACTGTCACGTGACATCTCTAATCTAAGTTTTTCTCTTTGTTTTTGCTTACGTAATCGGTTTTGTTCACGTATTTTCTCTAGCCCATCAACGTTTTGATGCTTTTCCCAATTCGAAATGCAAATGTACTGATCGTCAGTGATATCAATCATTCCAAACTGTTTAAACGTTTGTAGAGCAAGTCTTACTGTTGCTATTGGTCTATTGAAAAGTGTTGAAAGCATTTCTTCTGTGAAAGGAATGTTTTCGCTTAAGAAAATGTAACCATTGGCATTTGTTCTGCCCGCTTGAGACAACAATTTAATCCAAATGATTAGTAGTGTGTCTGCATCTGGTAAACTTTCAATCAATCGAATTTTTTCATCTTCAAACATGCTAGTAGAGAGCTTTATCCATTTAATATCTGCCATTTAGTTCACCTTCTTCATCACAAACAAATACTCAACCGTATCTGTATACCCGTTAAATTTATATCCACCGTTCCCGAAATTACGGCTCATATCATAATCAAAACTTTTTCTTTGCTTATAAATCTTTTGATATGGTTTTACATGTTCATATCCGTCTTTTTCTAATTCCCTAACACGTTTAAGTAATTTAGCGAGGTTGTAACCTCTTACCGGAATTGGTTTATTTGTATCTCGATTATGTTTATTCCATTGAAAACTCATTACATCACGTCCCTTTCGCATACCGCTATGTCGCCTTGAATTTTGATTACTTTATATCCTGGGTAGCGATCGGGAGTAATGTACTCAATCGCCTTTGCTTTCGCTTCTTTTTCATTTCGTGCGCCCTTCCACACCCACGCCGGAAGGATGACTTTTGATTGATTTTTATCTAACATAGGTTTTTCACTCCTTATCCTGCTTGGCTATATTGCGTTTCCCAACCAGACAGGACTTGTATTGCTTTAGAAGCTAACTGTGAGCTTAAATCACTCAAATTTTCAGTATTGATATTACCTTTTAAAGTATCTTCAACTGTTTGTTTATCTGTTTGTGTTAGTGTTGCTACATGCGCTATCTTTGCGTGTATCATTTTCATTTGTTTCTCGGACGCTTTGCCGTTACCGCCGCTTCCTTGCTGCTTATTCGGAGCTTGTCCACTGTTACTTTTTTGATTAGGTTTGTTACCTTTTCCATAAGTTGCGCTATTACCATCGTCATCTTCACCTGTATTTAAGCTAAGGAATGCTGCTAGTGAATAGCGTCTTGCGTATGTGATACAACTTCCTACTGCTTGCGGATCGTTCTTTACTGGCTTCATTGTTAATTCATCCGATTCAAGCCATTCACCACTCTCATGTAGGAGAAGTGTTTTTAACGTTACGTTTTGACCGTCTCCGCTTGGTATTTGCATAATACTTAATCCGTGTTTAGAAAGGATTGGTCTAATTTCATCTATAATCGTGTCTAGCGTTGCGTAATTGTTTTTAAAGAAAGGATTATCTGCATCCTTTGCTATTTTGTTAACCTCTGAGTTGAACAAGACTAATGATTTCGCTAATTTAGCAATCGTTTCACTTCTGTTCATCGGATTCTCACGCCTTCACTCTGACGTAATGTAATTCCATCCCATTGCATTCCATCTTTAACTGCTGCAAGTAATAACTTCTTATCAACCTTAGGTGGCTGAGGAATCATGTATTCTGGTGGTACAACTGCATCTTCTGCGATGTCTAAGCTTGCTGGATTCTTTTGAATCCCTACTGTTACGATTGTTCCTTTGATACGTTTCAAATCAGTTGCTACCATTTGTTGATACAAGTAATCTTTTAATCCCTTACAATTGTTTTCTATTGCTTTTCTGCGCTCCGCTAGGCGCTTTTCTTCTGCTTTAATAGCATCTACATCAGCTTCAAGGTTGCGAATTACTAACGCTGTATTTTGCACCTTATCTTGGATACTTTCCTCAATAGCTTGTAGCGTATCTGCTAATGCTGATGGATCTACACCATCCTCAATCATCATTTGTAACTCTCTATAATTAGAAGTAAGTTCATATAATTTCATTTTCATATCCTCCTAGAAAGGCATTCCGCCATGTGGTTTATTTGTTAAAACTGTGATTACATAGTCGATATCTAGCTTCCTTACGCTGTCTTGTTCTTTTTCAGACATTTGTTTTAAAGTTTCGATTGCACGTTCTTTTTGCTTGTCTAAAACATCTTTCATTTCCACATTCCTCCTTATTTACTTAGAAGAAACGACTGTGATATAATAGTGGTAGAAAATATTGCGTCGTTTCATGAACCAGTCGATTAGGGGTAATTGGCTGGTTTTATTTTGTTTTGATGCTTTCACACATCGGAATATCCAGGAATCTCTCAATAAGGTGGGGGACCGATATTAAATTCCTGAATATTCCGACAAGCGAAGGCTTGTCTGTATTAATTAGCTTTAAGTTTGATTACCTATTTAGCTAGAGTGTTGAACTACCCGTCACTTGACATCCTTACAGGTTGCTTGAAGTGAGGGATTCCTACGAACACCAAAGTATCCTTCGGTTATCTTAGTAGGCTACCCCCGTAGTCCCTACGGTTAGAAGTTTTTCCACTTCGATAAATCTTGTGTGAATTTTTGAATTACAGCACTTTCATATTGATTTGCTACCAAAAATATTGGAAGCAAATCATGAGCGGATAACCTTACTCATTCCGGCAAGTTTGTTGAACTACTCACCACTTAACATCCTTATGGACTGTTTGAAGTGGCAGATTCCTAAGTACGGAAACCTAACGGTTTCTAATTGATTAGGCTAACCCCGTAGTCCCTACGGTTAGAAGCCTTACCGCTTCATTTTTGAGGTTTATACTTGCATTAATATCTCTATCGTGATGTGAACCACAAGATGGACAATCCCATTTACGGAGATTTAGATTCTTAACGTCTTTGTTTTTATATCCGCAACATGAACACAGTTGAGAACTAGCGAATGTTTTAGAAACAGCAACAACTTGTTTTCCGTACCATTTCGCTTTATATTCAAGCATCGTTCTGAATTGTGACCATGATACTTCACTAATTGCTTTCGCTAACTTGTGGTTCTTTAACATATTGGATACTTGTAAATCTTCAATACCTATAACATCGTGGTTTTTGATGATATGAGTAGAGACTTTTTGTAAGTAATCCGTTCTTGCATTCGTAATTCGCTCGTGAATACGTGCCACTTTACGCTTTTGTTTTTGATAGTTTTTTGCTTCGTCTAGCTTACATTTTCGTTTTAAAGCGAATTCCTGACGTCTAGAAAGAATGCGTTGTGCATCGATTAACTTCTTTTCGAGTTTACGGAACCATTTCGGATTAGAAAAAACTTCACCAGTTGACAAGATAGCGAAATCTTTCAGACCTACATCAATACCAACAGATGAGTTCGTTTTAGGTAATTCTTGTATTTCTGTTTCTACAAGAATAGATACAAAGTATTTTCCGCTGGGATTACGTCTAACAGTAGCTCTCAATATACGACCATCTACTTCTCGACTTTTTGCAAAACGAACAAATCTAAGTTTAGGTAGTTTAATTTTGTTTCCGACGATAGCAATATTTCCCTTCGTGTATTTCGTTGTATATGATTGCACGCTGTTCTTTTTAGATTTGAATCGCGGCGCTTTATTTTGCTTCTTGAAGAATCTAGCGTATGAATCAGCGAGATTTTTAAGTGATGATTGAACAGCGATACTATCTACTTCCTTTAACCAAACTAATTCTTTCTTGAGTTGCGTTAATTGGGAAGAACAAGTGTTGTATGTTAATCCTTTTCCTGTTTCCTTGTATACATCATTCCATTTTGAAAGGAAATGATTGAATACGAAGCGTGAACAACCTATTGTTTTAGCAATCAGTATTTCTTGTTCTTGAGTTGGATATATACGAAATTTAAATGATTTATGCATGATACACCTCCTTATCTAAAGTGATAAACTCCTTATGCATTTCCTCAACCTTATCTGCGCTGTTATGTATCCCTCTAGCTCTTAAATCCTTTATGATCCATGCGAGTTTCTTTTGTTCGTCTACTTCCCGTTGCTGTTTATCCATCGCTTTATACATTTGTCCGCGTTTGGATTTCTTCCTTAATATCTTCAAAAAATTCAATTTCACCTTTAGCGGTTTTATGATATTTAATTTCGTTGTCTGAACCGACACGTAACCTTTTGTTGTAACATTCCAATATAACTTGCGTAGTCGTACTGTGTTTTGAAACTCCTCTTAATCTCTCAGCAATTAAACCTGATTTATCAAATATTCTATTTGGATCAAAAGATTTCAAACGATATAATGTATACAAAGATCTAGCTAGGGACCCATTATTTTCAAGAGTTGTTCTTTGAATCAATTCTTCATAAAATTCCAAGAATGATAATAAAAAATCATAATTTACAAATTCTAACTGCCCATGCTTAACTTTTGATTGTGCTTGTGTAATGCTAGTTGTATTAAAAGCTAAACAACAAAGCGTTCCAACTTTTACACTGTAGTTTTTAAGTAGCTTTTTCATTTTTTCGTATTCCTCAATTCCTTCTTCCGCAAAACTGTTAATGAAGTCTTCCATTGTCCATTTTGCACTTGTAGTATTGATTGAAATAATTTCTTTTTTACCAGCACCTTGTAGGATAATAAATGGAACTTTCATTTTAAGTTTTCTTGCGATTTCTAACCGATGTTGTCCATCAATAACTTCATATTTCTCATTAACAATAATCGGAACTAAAATTCCAATTGCTTTTATTTCTTCTGCTAGTTTTAAATTCTCTTTAATTTTTCTGTTGTCTCTCTTGTAAATAAAAACATCATAATTGGTTGTTTCTAAAACTTGGTTTGCAATGTTAAATTCCATATTAAATCCCCCGATTCTTTCTATTAACGATTGTGCTACATCAACTTTGTTTGTCATTTCTCTTCCTCCTTCATATACTTTCTATCTATCCAATCCATCAGATGAATGAATCCTGCGGTTAAAATGACAATTACCAGAATCATTAAATGTGATAATGTGCTTTCTTCCATGATTTAAACCGCCTCCTGTTCCTGTTCTTTCTTCAGTCGGTCTATGATGTAAGCTTGTCCTTTTGGTGTTACGTATGGTGTTAGCCATGTGAAATTTTCACCATTAGGCTTTTCTTTTACGCCTTGCACAACTTCGAAGTAACCACTGTCGATTGCTTTCTGAGTTGGTTCATTTTTATGTTTGAAGATTAATCCCCACTCTCGAAGTGTTGCGAATAATCTCTTTTGGCCTGTTTTGATACCATGTTTTGCTGCTAACTTAGCAACTTCACTTACTTTTAGCGCTTTATCTGATTGCATACAAGCTTCGGCGAATGTTACCAGTGGTTGTTGCTGTAAGATTGTTCGTTCAGCTTCAACTCGCTTTGCTTTTTCTACTTTTAAGTTGTTAAGAAGACCAATCATAAAGTCTGGATCAGTTACTGCTTTTTCGAGCGCTTGATCTGTCATGTATGCTCCGTGTTTTCTAATAGAAGGAAGGACTTCTTCGAATACCCATTTTTCGAATTGTTCCGCTTGTGGAAGTTTTGATTTTACGATTAAGCGGTATAAGTTAGGTTCGTTAATGTATTTCTTTTCTTGCATCCTTCCAAGAGAATCAGCGACTCGGTGATTTACCGACCCATCTTCTTTGCAATGTTGTCTAACCGCATCTTGTGGCCTTTTGTATCCTAATGCAGTTGCAACATCTGTCGCCGGAAAGTATTCTTTTCCTTCTTTAATAAGAATTTCTAAGTTGCCGAACATGTTATGTGAGAATTTTTTAAGTTCGTTCATTTGGTTTACTCCTTCCATTTTGTAAATCTTAGGTTTACTTTAATTGTTAAAAAAAAGGTCTTTCGGATTTTCCTCAAGAGCAATTGCGATTTTCTCTGCTAAGTCTATTTTTAAAGTTCTTTTTTCATTTTCAATGTACCAGTAGTGCATTTTAGTGATTCCGACTTTATCGGCAACGTCTTGGCAAGACATCCCTTTTTCTAGTCGTTTTTGTTTTAACTGCTTCAAGTTATTTCCTCCCTTCGTTGCCTGTGATTTCATTATAAGTAAACCTAAAGTTTATTTCAAGTACTTTTTTTAAAAAAACTCGAATAAATTTTATCTTGTGGTAAACACTATGTTTACTTTATACTTTAGGTATCATAAACACTTATATAAAGGGGACGTTAATGTTGATCGGGGAAAAGATTAAAGAACTCAGGAAGAATAGTAAGATTACACAAGAGCAATTAGGTAATGCTATTGGTGTATCCAAGATGGCTATTTCTTATTTTGAAAAAGGTAAAAAATCACCTGGGCGAGAATCATTAGAAAAGATAGCGGATTATTTCGGAGTAACTACAGACTATTTATTAGGGAGATCGGAAGACCCTGAACTAAATGAAGAAGAAGACAAAGTTGTCTCTGAAGAAGGTAAAAACATAATGTCATTAATTGAGAGTCTTCCAGAGGATGAGCGAAAGAAAGCTTGGGAGCAATTAGAAATGTATGTTACTTACATGCAAAATAAAAAGAATAACTAATTAAAGAAGACTACCTAACACGGCAGTCTTCTTTTTTATGTATTTGGTTTTTCTTTATATGATTCATCAAGGACAATCTTTAGAATATCCTCCGCTTTAGGATTCCCCTGTTTTAACCCTAATTTTGCAGCCATTCTCACTAATTGTTCTTTCGTCATCCCTAATTCCTCCAGCATCTTTTTATTTGGTTTGTGAATAATTCACAATGATTGCATTTCCCCTCATTTTTTAAAAAACGCAATTTCTTCGTAAAACAAGAATGACACCGCCTATTTAATAGACGATGTCATTCAATACATATATTTAAATTCTTACCAGCCGCCGCCGCCTGGATCAGTCATCATGCGCTGAACTTCAGCAGTTTTTTCAACGGCTACTTGGTTACTCTGTTCTTTCTGAACGTAAGTATTACTTAATGTAAATACTCCTAATACAGCAAGAACAGAGATAATAGAAAGTAGTTTTTTCATTTTTATCACCCAAGTATATTATACCATTTTTTCAATCTATACCCAAGTAAATCTTAGGTAATTTAGCATAAAAATTGTTATTATTTTTAATAAACATCTCTAAGGATTTCTCTATAAGTCGAACATCATTTTTAGCAAGACCTAAGTAAAATGTCGAGAATTCATTTAAATAACCTTTTTCTCTTTCTATGTCCCCAAGTATTTTCAGAGCTAGCTTATTATTCCCTTGTCTTATCGCTAAAAAAGCTTGTTCTGGATAATCTAAATCCCCTGTTAAATTGTCCAAATCTTTTGCGTGATAAATCTTTAAGAAGTTTAAGGTTCTTTCGATCGCTTTCCTTTTCCTCGCAACTTCTTGGCTATAAGGGGATTTACTTAACACATGTAGTGCTTTTTCGAAATGGTAGTTCGATTGGACGAAGTTTTCAAATATGTATGATTCCGCAATATTATAATGTGCGTTAGCTTTTTGGATGTAAAAATTAAGTTCGCTACTACATATTTCTAATAATTCGAATGAATTCTTTCTTATTTCCAATACTTTATCATCCATCAGTAATACTGCGTTCATGCCTTCTTTTAATCTTACAGAAAAACTAGCGCGAAGAAATTTGTTTTTCACTTTAGATAACCTTTTTTCAATCTTTTTCATTCTCTTAAGTAATGTCCTGTAATCGCGCAATTGATATGCAGTTTGGCATCTAAGAATATCGATTAGCACTTCCATTTCTTTAGTACTTACCTCGAATCTCATTTCTTCTAATTCTTCATCGAATTCTTCTAAACTAAACTTTTCGCCTTCTGTATGCCTACGGTAAATCAATTCGTAAACATTAATCCATTCTTCATCCACACTAGGTGTGTACTTTTCTTTATTTTTCTCTTTTTCTTCCCTTTTTAATGTAATGCGTTCTTTCTCTTTAATTATTAATCCTTGTAACATTTCAAATTCGCCACGGAAAGACAAATACTCCATCGCTTCTTTAATGTTTTCAGGTTTCGCAAATTGTAAATACTTTTGAACAAGATCTCTTCTTAATACTTGATCTTCATATAAACTTAGTAAAGTCTTTGATAAATAACAAAAACTTATTTGCGTATGCCCGTTGAATACTCTTGAAACATTACTTGGTGCCACTCCCCATATTTCCGATAACGCCTCGTTTGTAATTCCTGCTGCATATAAATCATTATGAATTTTGTTTAATAACGCTTGCATGCACTTTTGTCCTCCTTGTTGGACAAAAAAGACACGTTACCCTAGATTCTTACATTTACAGGAAAACGTGTCATTATATCTAGGTTGTGTGTTATAATTATGTATGAGACTTATGACAAGTGTTTTCCCTACCGAGATTAGGGAGGACGGTGTAAGAGTGTTACCAGCACTACTTGCACAGTCATGGGTCTTTTTTTACGTCCGGTTATTTTGTTATTTTCATAATATCACATTTTTGGCAAATTTCAGTCATGCAGTTATCAGATAATTGTTGAGAAAGTTGTAAAACCGTTATATACCAACGTTTATCAGTTTGCATGAAAATAAAATATGCAAATATGCATGGAACGTTCTAAGACCTCACATGCATATTTTACCACTAAACACCCAAAATGAGAACACTAGTTCTTATTTTATTTCTACAAACAGAAACTTTAACTACCATTTTATCATTAAAGGTAGTTAAACGCCCATAAATAGTAGTATAGTTGTTTAGTATTTATACTTTAAACTATGAGACACTTTGGACAGATTCTAAAAAAACTAAGGAAGTCACGTGGCTTAACTCAAGAGCAACTTTCCCACAAGTTAAACTTGAGCAGGAGCCAAATCAAAAACTGGGAAACTGATCGATACCAACCAGATATAGATACTTTGGTTATTATCGCCTCCTTTTTCAATGTATCGGTAGACGTTCTTATTGGCTTCAAGAGTGATTTTGAAGATGAACCACTACAAGAACTATTATCCAATGTTCAAACAACGTATACGACGTTAAATGAACATCAGAGAGAACGTTTTTGTAAGCAAGTCTCCGTATTAATCGATATGCTTGAGGATAATCAAGATATATTCTGATTTAAGTACATTGTAGAAGAAAAGTTTTCCAATGTGTAGTGGTAAAAATTTACATAATATCACTATTCTTACCAATGAGGGCTACGGCTCTCTTTTTTTATTTTCATTCGACAAAATATGACAATATAGTTGTAACTGAATTTGTTATGATAATCACGGAAATCTTACATTTTATATTATTGGAGGAACTGAGATGTACAAAAAACTAGGTACAATCGCTTTAACAGGAGCGTTAGCTCTTAGCTTGACTGCGTGTGGAGATACGAGCGAATCAGCAAAGAAAGTCTCTACTAATGAAAAGAAAACAGAGCAAACAAGTGAGAAGAAAGAAGAGAAAAAAGAATTTAAAGTTGGAGAAACAATTCAATTGGGTGATCACAAATTAACTGTTTCTAACATTGAAAAGTCTCAAGGTGGAGAGTTCGATAAACCTAAAGAGGGCCATGAGTTTATAATAGCTAACTTAACTATTGAAAATGGTGGCAAAGAAGAAATTAGTTATAATCCCTTCGATTTCACTTTACAAAATAGTGAAGGTAACATTGTGAACGAAACATTTACTACTGTAAATCAAAATACACAATTAAATGCTGGTCAACTTGCTCCAAATGGGAAAGTTGCAGGAAGCATTGCCTTTGAAGCAAAACAAGGTGATCCAAAACTTCAGTTAATATTTAAACCTAACTTCTTATCTTCAAAAGAGATTAGAATTAATCTTCAATAAATACATACGTAGGAGAATTTAAAATGAAACGAACAGCTGAATTTGTATTAGGACTTATTGGTGGTATTTTTGGAATTCTATGTGCATTTATTGCATTATTTATCGGTGGGCTTGGTTCTGCTTTAGAGGCTGATGGCGCAAACACTGTTATCGGTCTAGGGTGGGGAGCTGTAGGTCTATCAATCTTAGGAATCGTCGGTTCTGTTATGGTGAGAAGTAAAGCTAAAGTTGGTGGCATCATGATGACTGTCGCTGCTATCGGCGGATTTATTTGCATTTCTCTGATTTACTTATTACCAGGAGTATTATTATTGATTGGCGGATTAATGGGTATCTTCCGTAAAGATAAAGCGACTGTATCTGCTTAATCATACGTTATGTTAACCAAAATTAGAGGGCAAAGCTCTCTTTTTTTTGTATATTCTAAATATCTTGTACTCAAATACTGGAAGTTTTGATACTATTTTATTATAAAAATCTAATATATAAGGGGAGAAATACGGGTGGAAGTTGAAAAGAAATCAAAGGTTTGGGAGTATATTGGATGGGGGAGCTTCATTTTAGTTGGTTCTTTCTTATTTTTTTGTGCTTTGATATTAGTATTTGGTGATCCGAAAACTAAATACCAAGCTCAAGAGGTTACAGCCCAAGGGCAAGAAGTTAAAGATGCTGAAAAAGATTCAAAAAAAGAATATTCGATTGGCGAGACTATTAAATTAGGTGATCACAGACTAACTGTAACCGAAGTAAAAAAATCTCCTGGTGGAGAATTCGATAAACCAAGACAAGGGCATGAATACATATTGGTAGCGGTAAACATCTATAATGGTGGAAAAGAGGATATCTCATACAATACTCTTGACTTCGAAATGAGAAATAGCCAAGGTAATATCACTAGACCGACCTTATCAATGATCAATCAAAATACCGCACTTAATTCTGGCCAATTAGCGCCCAAAGGACAAGTGGCAGGAACTATTGTATTTGAACAACCTATCGGTGAGAAATTAAAATTACAATTCACACCTAATTTCTGGAGTAAGAAAAAGATCATCATTAATCTTTAAAATAAAAAAGCACAGGGAAAGGGAATCCCATGTGCAATAATAACTTAGGTAATTACAGTATAACATAAAAACTCCAATATTTGGATGGTAATCCAATGTAAATTATTCAAATTAATGTGGTTCAAGTCGGAGGAAGGCACCTTAGGGTGTCTTTTCTTTTTTCTTATTTTTATTTAGAAGGTATTCTAAGTATTTACAAACTATCATCAACAATCCTCCAAAAAAAATTAAAGGAAACATTAAATATGAAAGAGCCAATTTACTCTTAACGGGGTAAATTTCGGCTCTTTTTTAGATAAATTCTCTTAGCGTGGTTTTTTTCCGAAATGCTGGCGGTACCCCTATAAGAAACAAAAATATCTGCACCATAAACAAATAACAATAATAACAATGGTCCTCCTATAAATAAAACAGCCAAGTATACTGCATGACGGTAAACAGCCGTTCTAAAAGCATCCATAAACAATCCTCCTTATGAAATTTCACGTACTATATCCGATGTGTAAAACATAATTCTACAATAAAGCCTATTCTACCATCCCCCACCATAATAAAAACCCCCTAAATAGGAGGTTCAGGAATAACACAGTACTACGGTGCTGCATATAACTTTGCTTTAAAGGGACAGGGATGTCCGCTTTTATATTTCTTTTCTTAGGCGACGTAAATGCCGTTCTGAAATGCCCATTTCTACTGCTATGGACTTCCATTTTGGCTTTGGATTTTCTGCGATCAATTCTTTTAATTTAGCTAGCTGATTATCAGTTTGTCTTGCAGTTTTTTCTTTATGTTCTTCTAAGCTAACAGAACCACGGGTTTTTCGCTTTCTTAGCTTGTCCCTGTGTTTACTTTCCTCTGAATCAATTAATGTATCCATCAATTCAAGTTCTTTTTTTGTTAATTTAATGTCTAATTTTTTAAAAATCGTCTCGGTTTTCATTGGTTTAATTAAATTTGACGCTAACCCTCGCATTGTAAACCCATTTTCCGCAAACGCATCGAAAAAATTTATAGCGTCTCTATACGCATCTTTTGCTGTTCTTTCTACTTCTTTTCTCGTTTGCGGTTCTTTAAATTTATCATTTATCTGAAATGTCATTTCTAACGTCGCTATTTGGTTTTTAACGATCAAAGCTGTCGTGAAGGCGTAAATGTATGTCATGTCGTGTCTATGCTCTATTTCGCCATTTCTGAGCGCCACAATCTTCTCTAAATCAGATTTCCTTTTTGTATTTAAACTATAAAGGTTCATTACCCCTTTTTGAGAAGGTAGTGTCGAAATTGACCCTTTTTTACGTGTAGCAGTTCGTTTCGGCTGTCTCTTCTTTTCTAAAGGTGGTACATAGTCATATAACTCTTGTAGATCGTGTTCACGTCTTGTCCAAATTTCAAGTTCTATTTGCTTTCCAGTTTTACTATGCGTTGTATATGGCATGCGCAGAACCCTTGAAAGGTCGCTACATGATCCGTCTGCACCTAATGGCATCAACATTTTTATAAAATGGTTAGTTATGTATTGAGATAAAAATGCCATTTGTGGAGCTGCGCCACCTTGTACAGTGTATATCAGTTGCATTCCTCGACCATACATAACTAAATTAGGGCAAGGGAGCGTCCCTTCTGCAATGAAATCTTGTAAGTTTTGAATCACGTATTCTTTTGAAATATCTAACTTGTAAAAATCTAAATCTACGCCGATATTCCGTATTTGTTTTAAATCTGTCGCTTTCCTGCTTCCAAATACAAAGCTATTCAAAGACAGATAAAAATCCTTATTCGAAGGATTAGACATATTTGAAAGAGTTTTAATGTCGTTCGTGCCTATCCATAATTGTTTCTTCTCGCTACCGCTTAAATCTAAAACGGCTATATACCCACTCTTTTTATGTTCTGACAAGTAGCATTCATGCCACTCATCAATGAACGATTCCTGGTGTTTCCTTATAGCTAACACAAATAGACCTCCTTTTGAGAATAAAAGGAAGTCACACAAGGATATAAAAGTATTTACCTTATTGATTAAATTTGATATCATAGAGACATAAATTAATTAACAACAGGGTATACACCTTGTGTAACTTATCAGAGAGTCTTAAATCCAAAGTTTGGTCGCGGAGGATTTAGGGCTCTTTCTCATTTATTCGATTAATTTCTACATCAATTGTAATACAAGTTTCATATAGTTACAAGAAGCAGGAAGATAAGCGTGAAGCTTGTCTTCTTTTTTATTGTTGATAAAACCTTTAGGGAGGATTGACGAATCTTAGGGAGGACAAGCCTATGTCTTCCCTACCTCGCAACATGCGTTTTTGTAGATATTGCGAAGCCTTTGCGATGCCCTATAACCTTGCAAACCAATAATCAATGATTAACCAATAATAAAATTAGCGTTTTTGGTATATTTCATTGAATTTAAACGTAAGTATCTGTTAGAATCAAAAATATCAATGATTAACCATTGGTTTTGAAAGGGGAATATATATGCTATTAGGAAATCCGTATGCGATTGACTTAGGAAATGGTTTTACAAAGCGCGCTTCAAAGAAAAACAAATCACTAGAGGCTGATGTTATTACAGAATTATCGGTGTTAGCGCCTGTTGATGACTACTACAACGAAGCTAGTTTCACAAAAATTGAATTAACGAACACCGACTTCCCTTACTACATAGGAGAAGAAGCTAGAAAATCAAAACTTCCATTAATTCGCGCGCTTGGCGAGAACAAAGCAAAACGTTATGAGGATCCAACATTTAAGAAACAGCTATTCGGATTCATTGCAAAAGACTTTAAGAAGAACATTACTATTCCGTTACTTGTTACCGGTCTTCCAGTATCTCACTTCGGTAATCAACGCGAATCAATCCGTAAGGTCGCTATGGAAGAAACAGCAGTAAAAGTAAACGGTGAATTAATCACAGTTAAAGTAAAAGAGTGTTTAGTAATCCCACAACCAGTAGGAACACAATATTACCTGGTTAAAAAAGAAATTATTAATAAAGAAGATCGTATCCTTATCATTGATGGTGGATTCGGTACATTCGATGTTACTGATATGTCTGGTAATGCTGTTATCGACCGTTTAGGAACTGAATTAGGTTGCGAGAAAGCATTCATGGCTATTGAGCAAATCGTACGCGATAACATTGGCGAAACACCTGATTTAAGCGTTTCTAACATGCACTATATCCTTGAAAATGGCTATAAGTACAATGGCTCTCTATACGACTTATACACTCATAAAGATGTAGCTGAGAAAGTAGATGAAGAATTACAACGTCATTTCGATGCAGCGTTACGTGAAGTGTCACAAAAGTTTAACTTAGCTGTATACGATAAAATTGTTTGGACTGGTGGAATGGCTGCGCTTCACAAAAAGCGTATCGAGAAGAAAAAAGAGCAATTCCCAACATTTGCAGTTCTAGAAAATGGTCAAGAAGCTAACCTATTAGGATACTACTATTTAGGATGTGATGTCTTTGACAAACTTACAAAAGAAAAAGCTTCAAATTGAGCTTAATCCTAATAATGATAAGGTCCTTTATAACTTTGTAACTCGTTTAGAGGAACAAGGGAAAGGACAAAAAGGTTACGTAAATAAGCAGATTAAAAAACGATTAGAAATGTACCAGGTGCTTGCGGAAGTTGCTGGCGAAGAAGATCCGCTTCAATTAGTTAAGAAGTTACTAATCAATATAAATACTCATGGCATACAGAACGATGCGGGAGAAGATGAAAAACCTTCTGAAGCAGCTGTTGATAATGCAATGGATTTACTAGATAGTTTGGGTAAGTGGTAAACAATTATTTAAAGAAAATAACCCTCCTTCCTCTCTCTTAACGATTTTTCATGGAATGTTGGAATTCCGGAAAAGTGGCCCTGAGATAAAAGAGAGGGAAGAGGTGAATTTTCGAAAGAGGGGAGCTTCATGAGTGTAATTAACCCTATGTTTGAACCTCGAAAACAATCTACTACAATAGCAAACCAACAACCTCGTAAAACTCGTTGCGATAAAAAGAAAGACGTAAAAATCCCCGTAAATGAAATACAAAGACAACTAATAAGATCCTCAGCATACCAAAAAGGAATAACCACTACACAATACATGTCTAAATTAATTACAGAACACCTCAAAATTGATTATATAAGCGAAATACATGCATACGAATATAAAGACACTAAAAAGTACATCCATGCGAAATTGGAGCAGGAAACGCATTCTAAGCTTGTCCAATTAGCGATTGAATGGGGAGTTTCGCAAAGAGCTGCAGCAACACGTATTTTATGTTTTGCATTACGCACAATGTGAGAGGTGACAGTATGTACAGTAAATATGATGTTATGACGAAAGAAATACAGCTTATGAGCGCTAATAACTGGTGGGAACGAACTAAAATTGAATGGAAATTAAAAGAGAAGTACCGATTTGAAGTGAAGATGCTCAAGATATACTTATTCCGTATGAATATTATTATCGAAGATATGGAAGAGGAAGATTACGAGTGTAACGCTAGTGATCTAGCTGAGATACTTGTTGAGGACTTTCTGGAACATATAAGGTCTAAAAATAGTATGGAGCAGCTGTACCAAATCTTAGAGAGCAAGAAACATTATACGGATTACGAATTAGAATTTAATGAAAACGATGAACGCTACGGAACAATTGATGTGAAGATTGATAGAAGGACATTGAGACGGATTGAAGTGTTTTTCTCGGATATGGCTCATTCATTCCCTTTACACGGATACACGGCGGATAAACTAATTAACATTTTAATGTGTGACTACATGCAACATTATGCGGTAGAACCTGGAAAGAAACTCTCCTTATTGAAACGCAGATTTTCATAATAATTAAGATTCCTATTTTCGGGATGTTTAAAAAATGAAATCTTTGGCCACTCTTGTACTAAGAAATTTAAAACAGGAGTGATTACAGTGAAATGGCTTATTTCTGGTAAAGGGAGAAAATCGAAGCTCTCCAATTTTCTGGAGAAGAATAAAATTACACAGCAGGAGTTAGCAGAAAGAAGCGGAGTTAGTAAGTCTACAATTAGTCGTGTGTGCCAAGGGGATAAATTTTCTCCAACTATGAAGAATGCACAAAAGATTATAAAGGCATTAAAGAAATTAACTAATAAAGATGTGCATTACGATGATTTTTGGATGTAGCCCCGTTAAAAACGGGGCTATTTATTATTAGGGATAATTATTGTGTTTTTGGACATTTCTTTACTATGAAAAAATGTTAGGGTAGAAGTATCAGTCCGTCCTAACAAATTTAAAAAGATTAAAACCATTTAAATACAGGTTATAATTGAGAAAAAACGTAAGAAATTGAACCCCAACTTCAGCGTACATATTTTACTATCATAATTAATATAATTCATCTCTTTATTTTTGTTAGGCCGTCCTAACAAAAATAAACGGAAAAAGGGTTCGTCAGAATTTTGACGAACCCTTTTAAACTTACTTTACATACACATAGGCTTCACTTGCTGTGATATAGTATGTTTTTCCCTTGCTATTGTGTACTTTATATTGTGAGGATCCATTTACGTTTATTTTTGCGTCAATTGTAAAACCTAAACCTGCATCTACAGAACCAGCAACATCTTTATCCTGCCAAGATGGAGCATCATAGAATCGCAGGTTATTAACTTTAGAAACAACGCGTTTACCTACAATAGAGGAATCCACTGTGCTTTTCTTACTAAACTTCACATAAGATGGATCATTTTTAATCCATTGCTCACCGCCAAGGTTTAACCAACCATCTTTTTCAGACCATACAACATAAGCTTCTGGTTTGTTTAACTGACGAATCTTAGAATAGCTTGTACCAGGTCCTTTACGTAAGTTAACGTTGTAACCTTCAATATAAGCAATACCATCTGTTACAGTTGTTGGAACTTCCGCTGGTTTAGATGGTTTCTCCGGTACAGAAACATCCACACTAGAATTATTGTATGCTCGTTGTACATCAGCACGGAATTGAGCTTCTGAAACACCATGAGACTTTAAGTAATCAAGTGGGTCTTCATGATCTGTACCACCAAGATATTTCGTTACATCGTAGTGAGTCCATAATCCTTTTTCTACTGATAATCCACGGTCACGTAAGATTTTAGCTAGTAACTTAACATATTTATCATAGCTACGTTTGAATTTCTCATAATCTCTTGTTTCGCATAATTCTATGTGAACAAATCGTTTATTTGCGCCTGGTCCTGCACCATAAGCAATGTATTTCGTATCAGCAATTTGAATTGTTTCATTCCAATCAACTGCGTAATGTACGAATGCCGAACGCCACGTACGAGACTCATACTTTTGAATATTAATAGCTGGCGCTTCAGGAGTTGCTGTAGAATGCGCTACTACGCCCTCATAAGCACCTACACCATTACGGTATGGTTGTTTAGGTAAATCAGGAATAATAAGTGTTCTATCAGCAAAAGCACTTGTTGTGACAGATAAAACTAAGATAACGGCGAAGACTACAGAAGAAATATGTTTTAACGTTTTTTTCATTTTACATCAGCATCCTTTTTTATAATTTTTGTGTGGTCAAATAATCCACTTGCTGACAGTCCAATGATGATTCCTTGAAATACATTTGATTTAATGTCTCCTCCAAAAAATAAAACGCCTAGCACAATGCCAAGCGTTAAATTCAATAACGGAATATATTTTGTTTGTAATCCAATTGTTTTTACGATTTGGGAAAGGCCAACTACAATTCCAATCATTACAGCTAAACTAACCATTACATGCCACCTCCTTTCATTAAGAAAGTGAGAATTCCACCAACAATTCCGCCGACAATAAGTCGTAAGATCCAAGTAGTATTAGCACTGATTTTATCTAATTGTTTATTGATATTGATAATGTCTTTCTCGTTACCAGTTGTTCGCATTTCTAAGCTTTTAATTTCTAAACGAATGTCCTTGATATCTTGCTTGATTTCTTGAACATCACTTCTTACTTCTTGTAGACCCTCCACTTCAATCACCTCATTTTCAAAATAAAAAGAAGCATAATTATGCTTCTTTACGCTGCAAAGTAACTTGGATCCATTCCAAATATCTCTGCAATATCTTCTTCACTTCTATCTTTTAGATAAGATTCAGTTGTGGAGATATCAGAATGATTAGCAAGCGATTTTAATTTTTCAAGCGGTACACCCTGCACCTTTAAATTATCTAATCTACTGTGGCGGAAACAGTGAGGATTAATTTTATATTCCTTACCTTCTTTTTCGTATAGCATCTTAGCAAATATCTCGCACCAGTAGTTAAAGACGCTTTTATTTAATGGTCTTCGCTCACCGTTCTTATAAACTCTTACAAATAAATCTGGAATTGCATCTTTACCACGTTGTTCTATATATAAACGAATACATTTCTGTACTCGGGAATTGTAATACAATCTAAATCTCTTACCGCGTTTACCACGGACCACATTTGTGTAATACCTTTCTGTTAGTCCTGTTTTTTGAACTTGGTAAACTTCATTCTTTCTTGCTGCACTGTAATAAGAAATCGCTAAATAAGTGGCAAGCATATATTTCTCTTGTTCAAGTAGTTCATCAATTAACCACTCAATTTGTTCTTCTGTTATAAAAGTAATTTCTCTAACTGGATTCTTAGGTAAACCGCGAACCCGTGAACCAACATTAAATTCATACTCATAGTCGTCATCATCCGCACAAAATTCTAATGCGGACCTTAATGCACTCATTAATCCATTGACACGAGCATTAGACATTTTCATCTCTTGAAAGATAATAGATAAATTTCGAATGTCTTTACGTGTTAATTCAATAAGATTTTTATTTTCGAAGTGTTCATGTATTAGAAACAAAATAATTCGTAAATCCCAACCATATTGCTTTAAAGTGCTTGCCGCTTTCCCTTGTGCTTTCTTTTCGATTAGAAAATCTTTGACTAGGTTTTTGTTTTCTTGGCTAACATGCTTTTCATAAATTGCTTGGTTTACTATTCGTTTCACACTGATCATCTCCTCAAAATAAAAAGAGAAGCGAAATCGCTCCTCTTGATCTATGAATTGAATTTTTACTCAAAGCCGTA